CTAATTCCCCCTCACCGCGTCATACGCTTTCTCGCACGCAGAGCCAGCTATTCCTCGCTCGTCGGCGACTCCAGAATAGAGTTGAGCAGCCTCTCCAACCCTGCCGAGCACGTCGGCTCGCACTCGGGCGGCGTCTTCGGCTGCCTGGCTGAGCTGGGCAGTGATGGCATTGCCGGCGTCACGACTGCGCCGCTCAGATGCTGCGAGGCGCAACTTGAGCCGTTCAAGAGCACTACCAGCGCGCTCAGCATCAGTACGCGCTGCAGCCAGTTGTTCCTGTGCCTCTGCATCTGCTTTCTCCGTCGCGGCCTGGCGCCGCTGGTTTTCCTGAATGACGAACAGCGCAGCGCGGCGGTCGCGCTCGCTGACTTCGGTGCGGTAGGAGGCCAGATCAGCCTGCGCCTTCGAGGCTACAGACTGCGCCGATAGCACGCGGATCTGCTGCCCACCGGCCACAACAGCCAGAGCCAGCGCCCACCAGGCCCAGCCGGGCACGAACTTCAGCCAGGCGATCATGGCTTGCCCTCGAACAGCGCGCGCTCGGCAGCCCGGCGCTTCACCAAACCCGGAAGCTCTTTGCCACCTGCCTTTGTCCAGCGATCGAACTGAGCGGCGACGCCCTTGTAGTCGCCGGCGTTCAGCAATCGCAGCAGCGTCGAATTGCCGAGGTTGGCGGCGCCCAGGTTGTAGGTGAAGGAGACCAAGGCGTCGAGCTGGCCCTGCGTCAGCGGAACCTTGACCAGGCGCAGAACCTGATCCTCAAACCTCTTCACGTCGTCGCGCAGCAGTTCCTCGGCTCGTTCCTTGGTGATGACCTGCCCCTCTTTCACGCCAGCAGTTGTGCCATAGCCGATCGTCCAGACGCCGGCCGGGCATTTGTACGCGCGCAGGCGTAGCCCTTCAGCCTGGCGGATCAGCGCCAGGCCGTTCTCTGAAGTACGCATGTTTTCTCCAATCAGACGGCGGCAGGACTGCCTATGTAGGCGCACCACTCGCCAAGCGTGCGCGGGCTCAGGCTGGCAGGAGCAGGAAGCCCCAAAGCCGCTCCGCACCACTGGCTGCAGAACTGCGCGCCGGCCGTCTCGCGGTTGAGGTTGAAAAGCTGGCTGCAGATGAGCCCAACCCAGCCGTATCGGTGATGGTCTGTCTCATGGAAGTAGCTCACGATCTGCGCGGCATCAGCCCAAGGCAGATCGAGCACGTCCCACTTCTCCGGCTCCAGGGCGATTGCCTTGCAACGCACACCGCCATCCATGGCGCTGGACGAGTAGCACAGGCCGTCGACGACGAGCTCGCAGTGACTGTACGGAGATCCCGTCCACCACTGGATAAACCGAGCTGTCAGCCGCCGGTCGTGCTTCCGCAACGCCAAGAAGACGTTCACGCCAGCGCTTCCTGTATTTCAGCCGCTGGCGTGGTCATGATCGTCGACGCAATCTGGTCCAGCTCAGCAAGCAGCGAAGGCGTCAGGGCGTAGTCGAGCACGGGGTCGCCGCCGGCCTTGATTTCGTCCTCGTAGCGCTGGCGGCGGCCAGTGAGGAACGCCGAGATGACTTTGAACTGCTCAGCCTTGACCAGCGTACGGCGCAGATATTCCTCGCAGTCGAGGCCGCGCTCAGCGGCAGCGCGCGCTATCCACGGCGTAGAAGCGTTGACCGGATCAGCCAGCCAGGCTCGGCTCTCCGCGTCTTGAGTCGGCCAAGTGTCCTTCTCCAGCTGCGGATAGTTGGCCGTAAGTGCCATTGTGGCTGCGTTATACGAGTCATTGTTTGCAGCGAGACGCCCCGATTTGATTTGCGCAGACGTCAGCGGTGCAGGCTCAACTAATGACGGTCGCCCGCTAGCCGAAATTGCAATCGACATCCCGGAGCTTTGACCATGCAGCAGCGCTAAATACTCATCCGCAGACACCTCGATAGCGTCAGACGGAATGTGTTCACCATGTATGTCGGCAGAGTAAAAACCGCCAGTCGTTTCCGAATAGAACATTTGCGGTGCCCTCAATAGCCAAAAGCGATCCATGAAACAGTTATTGCAGCGTTTCCGTTAGTGACCGTCATTCCGGTCGCTGTTTTGTTGTATGCAACTGGCACCCAGCCCCAAGAAGTCGAAGCGGTTCCTGTTTGTTCGAGACCATTAATGACGCGCAAGCACGCATTTGGGAATGCGATTGGGAATGTGACCGCTGCCGTGGTGTTCGCTCCAACCGAAACTGATCCCCACTGAATGATCAGGCCTCCGTGCAGCCGTTGATATCCCGTTGCCGCCAGCGAAGAAGAAAAGCTATCGGCACCGACAGCGCCTAACGTAGCCCGCGCAGCCGCCGCATCAGCATCATCAAGCAGCGTCCTGGCAAAAGCTGTGATTGTCAGATTCCCGGCATGGAATAGCTCTAACCAGGCGCTCCATGTTCCGCTGAAAAGCGTCCGCCATTTGATCGTGCCAGATCCTGATCCAGTGCCGTAGGGGAACGCCACTTGCGTGCAGTTGCCGCCCTCATAGGTCAGAACCAGGCAATACCAGTAGCCGCTGCCGCCGCCAGGATTATTGGGGTTGTTGTTTCCGAGAAGCTTGTGCCACCAGCCATGTGACGTGATGGTGTTCCAATCGGTTGTTCCGTCAGTTCCAGCGCTGGCGGTCGGCGTAGCGCGATAGTTGGAATTCGTCGGGATGCCGAAGGCGCCATTGAGCAGCACCCGACCTGCTGCGCCATCCGTCGCATTCTGCTGTGCCTGACCGGTCACCTTGGCATCTAGAGCATTCTTCAGATCGGTTTGGTTGGCCAGAGTCCCAGTGATCGACCCCCACGAGCCGCCTCCGAGGTAATACGATGGCGGCTGCCCACCGAGCATACTGGCGTCTGCAGCGGTGCCATTCGCGGCAAGCGCTCCAACATTTGATGGCCCCAGAGCGACGTTGCCATTGGCGTCTGGCGCAACACCAGCGACCGTCTGAACAGCCCCAGAGCCCGCAGCCCCGCGAATATTCACTGCGCTGGCGATGCTGGAGACAAGCCCGCTAGGGCCGACGTATTGGCCTGTGGCCGGCTTGTTCGATTGCCCGCCGGTCCAGTCGGTGACCTGCAGAACACGGCGCTCCCCATCGGCCACCACAGCCAGGACCGGAGTCCAGCCTGCGCCGATGGCGGCAACCGCTGCAGCCGCATCAGCGGCATTTTGGGCGCTGGATTGGCTGGCGGAGGCGGCGGTCTGGGCAAGCTGCCGATCGGCAGCGGCATCTGCAGCGGCTTGAACAGCTGCATCTCGAGCCGCACTTGCCTCTGGCGTTACGTCGCCTGTAGGCCCCGGCAAACCGTCCTCGCCTCGCGGGCCGCGCGCAACGGGCGCACCGGCTGACCAGTCTCCAGCCACGGCGGTCAGCTTGATATAGAGCAGCTCTGTATCTGTCGCGTAGTAAGCAAAGAAGGGAGCCGCCGAGTCGTATTGGACCCTATCAGCTAGAAGGCCGATCGCATCAATCTTCAGAACTGGCCCGTTCTCGCCGAGGTCTGCCAGGATGGTGCCGAACTGGTCAGTAATCTGCCGCAGTCGATCGGCGCTGTCCTTCACGTAGCCCTGAATCGGCGCGATAGCGTACGTCTGCCCTGTGGCCGTGTCGCCCTGATAGGCGGGCGAGATGCTGATCACTGACGCGCTGGCGATGTTCGTGACCGCATACCAGCGGCCATCCGGACCACGGAACGCGTCACCAACACGAGCGTTCGCGCTGAAGGCAGTTCCTGTCCCGGCGACTGTCGCACTATTGGCCGTGACGGCCACTGTTCCTGCCGAATACCACATTGGCATTTCCTTTATTTGGGCGATAAAAAACCCGCACTAGGCGGGTCGTCAGTTAGAAAGCAATTTGTCAGTCAATGAATAACCGGGCAAAAACCGCCGGCACGTTGCCCTTGTTGATGAACACCGTGCCGCCTGGTCCCTGCTGATAGATTTCGGCGTAGTTCTGGCTGTAATTCAGGCTTATCGATGTCGGAGATGCAGTAGGAGAAGTTGCGGAGAGAGCCGGAAGCGTGAACGGATTGATCATCACATACTCTTCCTCTGCGACACTGTATGGTGCACGCCAGTAGTAATGACCTGCCAAGCTGCCTGACACGGCGCCAATGTACGACCAACTTTGCACGACATTCGTAACTACCGCCGGCGCGGCCCCCGAGTCATACACGCGTTCAGCGGTGCCATTCCATATACGCAGGCCGTATACAGCTGATGCAGTCGGTGCAAATACCGCCGCAAACCACTTTCCCGCTGGCAAGTAAGCCACGTTTTGAGAGCTGATACGGAAGCCGGTCCAGTTGCCTGAACTTCCAAGGATCGACATTGCGTAGTACAGCTCTGTCCCAGTACGTGTCGACGGGCGAATAAAGACACATGGAGGCTCTGCCGTTGTGATCGGCTGGGGGAAACTAACAGTGACCGTCATTGACGACCCCTGGTAACTTCCTTTGCTCAACACCGAGAGTCGTGGAGTATCGGCATCGATCTGCACATAACCATCGTCATTGATTGCCAGAAAGCCATATGAGGCAGAAGGCCCAGCTGCGCCGGCCGCTGGGCGGAACTTCATCACCAGAATACGCACAGTATTGCGAGTGTCGTTCGAGCTTGGCGCACTCGGGTGATACCGCGTTACCTGGATATTGTTGGTCTGCACAGCGATGTGCGGCATGTAGCTGTTGTCGATCGTGCCGGTCAACGCGAGCACAACCGCGCAATGGTTGGTAGCGTTTCCGGTTATTGGAATATTCACCAGCGAAGTGTTGGCGAAGTTCACCAACACATTCGCCACGATTTGATAGGTGAACGTCGACGTATCAAGCTGCAGCCGCCCAAGCTCATCCCAAGTTCTAAGCCCCCCGATCATGCTGTTAAATCCCCCGCCTGCACGCGCAGCACGTTATTGCCGTCCCAGAACTTCAATGCCCGATGAGTCATCTGCATCCGTCCTTGACCGGCCACGCTACCGTTGATTTCAAACGTGCCTGCCTTGTCCAGCTTCCACCCCTGTTGCCCGGCCACATAGTTCGTGGACTGCAACGAGTCGGCTATCTTGGCCATGGTGATCGACGCATCGCCGATCACCGCCGAGTTGATGAACACCTGCCCGTCCTGAATCACGAACGGCGTGGTGATGACCCCGTTGGCGGTGTTGATGACAGCGAACCGGTCGGCCTGGAACAGCACCTGCGATTGCATCCCCTCCGGTGTGTTCTCGATGCCGATCCCCATGCCGGCGGCGTAGTAATTGCCATCTTGGGTCAGCTGCAGCTTCACCGAGTACATCGCGGACAGATCGCCACTGAGGCTTGCAACCGTCTGTTGCGTCGTCTGGATGGCAGACGAGTTTTCGCCGACGGCCGCCTGCAATTGCTGAGTGGTTTCGGCAACTGCGGAGAACTCATCAGCGATCACCCGCTCGATTTCCTTGATCGAGGCGCCGATTTCGTCCGTGACTTGCGCCTGCAGCTGGGTTATCCGCTCAGCCATCGCGGAGTTCTCGCTGGCCCGAGTGCGGGACTCCTCCGTGATGCGGGCAGATGAATCCCATCCATTCAGCGCGGCGGCCAGGTCGCCCTCGCCGTCGTCATCTCGGTAGGCTGCCTGCAGCACTTCCAGGCTCGACGCCGCGGCAGTGACCTTGCCGTCCAGCAGCTCAAGGCTTGCTGTGTTCTGCTCGACCTGCAGCGCAAGACCATTTGCCGACTGAACCACTTGCCCGATATCTAGCCAGTAGGCCTCATTCGGCGGGGCGTTCGAGCCATCCGGATTGGCCGGCACATCGATCTTGGCCTGATACAGCCGCTGCCCCTCGCGAACCGAATCACCGGCCAGATAGGCATTGTTCGGCGAGTACTCGAGCGCGTCGGTAAGCTCCCTGATCCGGTCATTGACCGAGCCAGGACCGTCGCCATCGATCAGGTCGATCCGATCAAGCAGGTTCTGCTCGAGCTCGGTTTCGCTAATCTGGCCGGCGATGTACTCGAGGATTGCCGTCGCGTCAGCGCTGGACTGTCCCATGACCCAGTCAGACCATGGACCAATGTTGCCAGTCCGGTCGATCAGGCGCGCCCTGAACCAGAACGTCACGCCAGCTGCCAGGCCGGTCATGGTGTGCGTGTTGGCCGGATATGCGTAGTCGCCGAGATGCAGCGCGTCCTGCTCGCTCTGCGTCGAGCCATACTGAATCTCGGTGCGCAGCGTGTCCTCTGCGCCGGCCGGGAAGCCCCACTCCAGGCGGATGCCGAAAACCTCAGGCACCGCATTCAGGAAAGCCACCGCGGGCGGCGTTCCGGCCTTGCCGGCCAGATCGATCGCCTCGCTGTAGCCCCAAGGGCTCGTCACATCCAGACTGTTCAGTGCGCGGACGCGGATCTGGTAGGTACCGGCGTAGATGCCGACCACGTCAATCTCCGTGCCACCAACGCGCCCTGCATACACCCAGGCCCCGTCGCCGCGCTTCCACTCCACGTCGTAGCGGGTGGCACCTGGCGCAGCATCCCAGAGGATCGTCATTGTGGTGACAGCCATGGTCTGCTCGATCATCCAGTCGCTGATGGCGCGGATGTTCGTCGGAGCAGCCTGCACGCTTGAAGGAATTGCCGTGATCGGACGCTGGCTGATGATCGCCCCGCTGTCGACCGCGGCGTGCTTGCCCTCGACGTACTTGCTCGCCGTGATGGCATATTCCAGCGGGCCGGACTCGGCGATGCTGACGATTCGGTAGCGCTGGGCCGCCAGGCTGGTCGATTCCCACGCCCACACGCTCTGCGCGACAGGTGCCGCGTCGAATGCAGGCGCGACGGTCAGCTGATGCCCGTCTACCGCGACGATGCTGCGGGTCTGCGCGACGCCGCTCGGCAGGATGCAGGTCAGCTCGTCGCCACTCTGCACGCCTTCTACCTTGTCCACGGTGACCACGGTTGCCGTTGCAGCACTCAGCCGGCCGCCAATACGACGCCCCGCCCGAGCATTGTCAGCCACTCGAATGATCTGCCCTGGACGTGCACGGATACCATCAAGCCCGACAGAGAACGTGACCGTTTCCGTCTCGAGCAGGTTGGTCAGCAGCGCCCAGCGGCCGGCGCGCTGCGCCTGGCCTTGCGACGTACAGCCAAGCGCCGTGATCTCGGTAGTCTGCACGCCGAAGCGCTCGATAGCGTCGTCATCCTGTACGTACTCGACCTTGCTGCGGTACATGTCGGATGGGTCGTTCCAGCCCACCAGAACGGCGCTGTAGCGGGTGCTGCGCTTGCTGCCCTTGTAGCTGAACTTGCCGTTTTTGACGTTGGCGTTGGTGTAGGTGTAGACCGGGTCAGCGGGCATATCGGCCGAGACGATCGCCTGACCGGCGCCCCAATACGTGATGCCACGGAACACTGCCGCGATGTCCTGCAGCGCCTTGTAGGCGTCGGCGCGCTTCTGCAGGTAGAGGTTGCAGACAAAGCGCGGCTCCTGGCCGCCCATGCCGTCGTTGACCATTTGGTCGCAGTATTGCGCGATTTGATACAGACCCCACTTGTCCACCTGGCTCGCGTCGATGCGGTCGCCGAGGCCGTAGCGCGGGTGCAGCAGCAGGTCATAGTAGATCCACGCCGGGTTGTTGCTGTACGCCAGCTGGAACGTGCCATCCCAGATGCCGGTATAGGTGCGGGTCTCAGGGTCGTAGTTGCTCGGCACGCGAATGATCCGGCCGCGGGCATGGTAGCCCCGGAGCGGTACCGATCCGCCGAACGTCTCTGCATCGAACGATACGCCAACGATGGCCGAGTTCGGATAGCGGAACTTGGCGTCGATGATCTCGGTGAACGACTTGATGTTTACCGTGTCGGCGATGGTTGACGACGTGCTGTTCGGGGTCAGTCGGCGCACGCGCACACGCCAGCCGCCAGAGCCTGCCGGAAGATCGATGCGCACCGAGCGCTCATAGCCGCCCGAAGTCTTTCCATCAAAGGCGCCCTTGAGCACCTCCTGGTAGGCGGCCATGCCGACCGCTACGTCGATGGCGTACTCGACGCGGTAACCGGTGGTATCGCCGTTGCTTGCGTTTTGTTTAACCAGGCGCGGCACGGCGAAGTTGATGCGCACCGCGGAAAGGTCAGTGTTGGTGATCGAGCGAATCCAGGGCGCAGAGGCCTGCAGCTCAACGCCGATGCTGATTTCGTTTTCGACCTGCGGGAAGCCGGCCAGGTAAGGCTGATCCTGGCTGCCGGTACGTTGCTCCCAGCTAAAGCCGCTGAAGGACGAGCCGCCGCTGGTCGAGGCTGGGGTCTCGTCCAGGTAGATCGATGCCGCACCATTGACGAGCCCGTAGATCTCCCCCTCGGAGATGAGATCGATCAGGCGTGCATAGGCGATGCTGACCAGGCTATCGGGCGACTCTTTTGGCGTGCGCGGCTTGTCGCTACCACCCTTGGCGCCCTTGATCATTGCTGTCATGCCCGGTCCTCAACGTAAACGCCGCCAGAAATCACCGCAGACCCGACGATCAATTCACCGTAGAGCAGCGGCACAGGGTTGCCTTGGGCCTCGGTGTTTACCGGGCCGTTGAATGCGTAACTGGAACGGTTGTTGGCCGAGTCGGCCGACTCTGCCGCGCTTGGCTGCGGAGAGAGCATCATCACCGCCCCACCGATTGCCATGGCGGCGCCTGCCATCATCATTGCCGGGCCCCAGGTTGATCCGCCCGTAAAGAAGCCTGCGACGATGAGCACGGTGCCGACCACAACTTGGAATATCCCGCCCTGCTTGGCGCCTGCTGGAATTGGCGCGATCCGAATGTCATCCTTGCCGGACGGGTGGCCAAGCGCCTCAGCGCCGACATTCTCGCGGCCGTAGAACACCGCGTAGCCACCCGGCGCATTGGACATGTGGCTCTCGAAGCCAGGCAGCATCACGCACAGCGCGCGCACGGCTTCGGCGGCATTCGCTACGGCCAGGCGGTGAACGCGACCGAACTTAGCCCCCAGCTTTCCGTACAGCCTGATTGTCTTGAGTTTCATGGCGCCAAATACTCACTGTCTTTTCCAGCCAATAGCCGCCATACGGGTCGCGCTTGGAGTCGCGCCCGTAGAGGTGATGGAGGATTGATTGCGGGGCCGGGTAGTGCTCTGGCTCGGAAGCCAGCACGCCCGACTCGAGATAAATGCCAGCGTGGTTCGGTACCGGGGACCGGATCTGCATCAGCACCACGTCGCCGTGCTGCAGGTTGCTCACCAGGTGGAAGCCGGCCTTTGGCAGCAGCTCCCTGTAGTAGTCCTTGCCCTGATCCCACCAGCCGTCCTCGCGTTCGTAGTGGCCGAGATCGATGCCCATTTCGCGCCGGTAGAAGTCGAGAACGATGGACAGGCAGTCATGCACGCCATGGACGAACTCTCGGCCGATCAGCGGCGCCTGCCAGCCTTCTGGCTTGAGCCAGACGTGCTTGCCTGCCTTGCCCTGCTCCACCGGAATGATTGCCCAGGGCAGCCCAGACTCCTCGCAGGCGACCCGGTCCGCAACGCTGGGCTGGGCCGGATAGTCCGGATGGCTGTGCACCACGGCCTGCACTTCGCCCTCGCGCATGGCGGCCTTGTAGTCGGCCGGATCGATGACGAAGTGCTCGGATGGGGTCGTGGCGATATTGCGGCATGGGCGGTATTGGCCATCTACCACGAGACCGCACGATTCGACTGGATAACAGGTCTCCGCGTGCCGCTTGGCCGCTGCTGGTAGTCGCATGGTCTGCACCCACAAAAAAGCCCGCGCGTGGCGGGCTGTTGGCATTTCAGGAAAATGGCGGCATCAGCTTTGTATCGCTCGCGCCCTACGCCACAACAAGAACATCATGCGGGCCGCATCAGCCTGGAGAGGACAGTCGTCATGGTCACCTTCGAAAACGAAGTCCCTTGACGTGTACGGCCAATCCCACCCATGCGGGCGAAACTCTCGATCGAAGTCTCTCTCAAATTCGGCTCGCTCCTGTTCAGTAGCGTCAGCCGGGAACCAGTCATTCACCATTTCTCACCTCACCAAGGCCGCGGCAGGGAAGCCCCCGAAGCTCAAGCTGCCATTAGCGCCGAACCGCAGCTTGCAGCTCTGCAGCCGCTTACCGCATTTGTCCCGCGCCGCATCCGTCGTGATGATGTCGTACTCATCCGCCACTGGCGGGCCGGTGTAGCCGCATTCGGCACTCCGGTACCGCCACGGGCAGTGGTTCGCGATGATCTGCCGCCGCGGAAGCTGAACGCCCTGGAAGTCCATGGCGCTGGCCAGCTCGAACTCCACGGCCTCGGATGTCTCGCCGACCTTCTGCTCGACGAACCAGATCTCCGGTGGGAATTCTTCGTCCGGGTCAGCGTCTGGCATTCCATCCAGGTACTTGGCCAGCGTCCGGCGGCGGGTCAGCTTGGCGCCAACCATGTCGTCGAACTCAAGGCACAGCGCCGTGATGAATCCGCCAACGTTGCCCATCTTCAGCGACGGCGAAGGATTGCGGCTGCCGCTCATCTCGAACCCGCTAGCCTCGAGCGGCCACGGGTCGTACTGCACGCCCTTGAAGCTGATCGGGCCGGCGTCGTGGCTGTGGAAGTGGTACACCTCCGCACCAATCGCCTCGGCGTCGAGGGTGTAGAGCGTCACGATCTGCCCGGGCTCAAGGCGCTGAACGTCTGTCGAGAGCGTCATGGCGCGTGGACCTCTTCAAAGCTGGCAGAGAGCTGGAAGTTTCCAGCCCCCTTCGCGGTCAAGGTGTAGCCGGACCGGCACTTGAACAGCTTCGTCGCGCCCATCGGAGTGACCCACTGGAACGCCTTGTAGCCTCCCTGCCGATCCAGGAACTCCGCCATCGCCTTAACCGGCATGCCGCCGCCGGTCTCCCAGTGCCCCATGGCCGAGATGCGCCACGCCTCTGTGCGGGTGTTGATGCCGTCGCCGGCCTCTTGCGAATACCCGTCGCCGAAGTCAGTACGCAGCGCCCGCTGGGACACATCGATGGAGGCCGAGTTGTCGATCGGAAAGTCGAAGGTCTCAATCATCGTCCTGCTCCATAGAGGTTCCAAAGCAGGCCGCCTGGGCGAGATTCACGCTCGATCTTGGTCATAACGACGGCGTTGATCGTGTCAGCCGTGACCTGCCCCTGCTTACGCATTTCCTGCTCGCTCATGCCCGCCTGCCCCTCGACCGTGACCGGTGCGTGGATCGTGATCTGCGGTGCGCCGCCCCCGCCCTTCCGGTCTGCCAGGTAATCCTTCAGGTCGGAGTTTGTGCGGCGGTCCACGACACGCTCGCCGCGGTCCAGAAGCCAGGTGCCTTCCTTGGGGATGTTGTCGATACCGTCGTGCGCCATGCCGGCCAACGCCAGACTTGAAACTGCACCGACCATTGGGGACGTTGCGGCCAACGCAGCAGCAGATGCCGCGGGGGCCATTGCTGGGCCGACAATGGGAATTGCCGCGGTCGATGCATAGGCGTTCAATGCTGCCATTTGCTGCGATGCCATCGCATTGGAGGTCAGTGCGGTTGCAGCAGTGGCCTGGGTCGTTTTGCCGACGAGCATCTGAACCGCCTGGTAGGCAAGCCACTGCGCCGCCATCTCGCCGAGCGCATTGACTGCTGAGCGAGCCAGTCCCTCAAACATCCCGCGAGCAGCATCCCCCAGCGACTCAGCGTCGAACACCATGGACTCGAAGGCATCGCCGAAGCGACGGCTGAAGTTCTCCAGCATATTGCCGGCCAACTCGTCGAAGTTCGTCAGGTTGTTCTCTGCAGCAAGCAGATACCGCTCCCAGAAGCTCCCGTTGATTTCTAGAAGCTGTTCGCTGACCTCCGTTTCCAGCCGGATCAGAGCCTGGTTGCGCTCCTCTGCCGTCAGCAGCGTTGCGTCCATGATGATCTGGCGGCGGCGCTCGTACGAGGCCTTGATCGCCTCTTCCTCAGTCATCAGGGCATCAATGATCGACACCGCGTCGCGGTTGGTCTGTTCCTCGGCCTCGTTTACATTTCGGATTGCCTCGGCCTGCTTCTCGTAGGCGTCGACAGCCTGAAGCGCAGTGCGCGCACTTGCCAGCTGTGCCTCAGAAGCTCCGTCCATGGCGAGCTTATAAAGCGTCGCCTCGGTGGTGTTCATGCCAAGCATCTTGGCTTGCAGCTCGAGCGCTGAAACCTGCTGCTTCAGATTTTTCTCAGAGGTCTTTCCGCGTGCGCGCTCCGCTTCTTCCAGTCGATAGAGTTGCGTAGCGAGCTGTTCGGCCTCTTCCCGCTCCTCCTTTGTCGCTTCAGCGCCAAGCGATTGAATAGCCGCCAGGCGAGCACGGGCTTCACCTTGCAGCTTCGCCAAGTCCAGCTGCTCGCGCATGCGGGCGATTGCTTTCTGCCCTTCAGCGCTGGTTGTAGGCTCTTCTGGGTCGCTCAGTTCGGGCGCCTTGCTGCGCTTCGCGATCTCCTCATCGACTGCCTTCAGGCGCTTGCGGTACTTCTCCAGCGCCTCATCAGCGATCAGCGCCTTCTCTGCTGTGCGCTCCAGCTCCTCGCGCCACTCTTGGGCCTTGGCGCTACCTGGGTAGCGCTCAAGATTGCCTTTCAGCGTCTCGACGCGAGCATTGAGCGCGGTCAGTTCGCCGGCGGCGCCGCTGGACTCGGTTTCGATCTTGGTCAGCAGATCCGCGCGCAGAGCTCGCAGGGTTGCATCGCCGAGGTCATTGACCGACTCGGTAAGCAGGTCGACCGGCTGCTTGGCGTCTCGTGCGTTGCTAGCGAAGGTGTAGAGCGCCCCGGCGGCGAGTAATACCACGCCGGCCGGCCCGCCAAGCAAAGCCATGGCGCTTCGCAGCCCGCCGGCAACGATGGTGCCGACACGCATTGCGCTGTTGAGCGCGTTCTGTGCTGCAGCCTGGTTCGCTGCCGCCTGAAGGGCAACGGCTTGCGCGGCTGACAAGTTGCGGGCTGCGATCGCGTGCGCGTTGGTGCCCTTGGCGGCCTCGAACTCAGCTTTAGCTACAGCGAGTGCCGCCATGGCAGACTGACGCTCAGCGGTAGCCCTCGCAGCCGAAACAGCCAACGCCTCGCGCTCTTTGGCGATGCGAATGACCATTGCGGTGACGGCCTGGCCTTGGGTAGCGGTGTAGGCGAGCATGGCCGTGACCAGCCGCGCGCCAACTGCCACGGCGAGATACTCCGCTGCAGTGCTGATGCCGTCCAGCGCACCCTTCATCGCCTCAGTGTCTTCGCTGAACGCGAGTACTGAGTCAGCGGCCGAGATGATGCTGTTGGTGACGCTCTGAATGGCCCCGCTCTGGTTCTCGAATGCGACGAGGATCGCGGTTGTTGCTGTCTTGGCGCGAACACCTGCATCGGTCAGGTTGCTCGCCATGTTGGCCGCGGCCTTGGCGTTCTCGTCCAGGGACTTGCGCAGACCTTCGGACAGGTCGCGCGCAGAGAGCTTCCCGGCGGCGCCCATTGCGCGGATCTCGGCGGCGGAACGACCTGTTGCCGCTGCGATGTCATTGATCACCGATGGCAGGGCCGCGGTGATTGTTTCCCACTGATCGGCGGCCACCTTGCCGGTGTTCATCGACTTGGAAAAAGCCGCTATCGCTGCCTCTGCGCGGTCAGCGCTGGTGGCGTTCTTCACGAACGCATAGGACATGGAGTCCGTCACGTCCAGCGCCTGCTGAGTCGAGTAGCCCATGCTCCGCAGGCTGTCAGCGGTGCGGATGTAGAGCTCTTGTGCCTCTTGCAGCGAACGGTAAGTGCCATTTGCGGTGGCCAGCAGACGGCGCTGCACAAGCTCGAACTCGGCCTGGCTGCTCGTGGCCATCTGCACGCGCTCGGCCATTTCCTGGTAGGTCTGCACCAGGCCAGCAGCAGAGCGAAGCGCGGTCGCGGAAACAGCGGCGGCCAGGGTTGTGCCTAGAGCAGCAACTGCGGTCTTCAGCTGAGAGGCGGCCGTCACGTTACGGCGAGTCTGGCGCTCCAGCTGATCAAATCCGCCCTCAGCCTTGCGGGAGGCAGCTTCCAGGCGATCCAGGTCGCTCGCAGCCTTCAGGCCGCTCGTGCTGTCCACGCTCAGGACAAGGCGGGCGTATTCGGTCATGCTTTTCTCCAGGCATGAAAAAGCCCGCACTAGGCGGGCTTCGTGAGGTCATTTACTACTGCTTTGGCGGCGAAGACTGCTGCATGACTTTGTAAGAGGCTTCGATTGTTTTCTGGCTTGCCTCCATCATATCGGCTGTCAGCGTCTGGTTTCCCCATCGCGCAACCTTCCCGTTCTCGAAGGTGACCACCAGTCGATCCTGCGCGAGCTGCTCGTTATCTACCGGGGTGAGGCCCATCACGACCGGGTTCCAGTAGATCCAACGCTCGCGATCTTCATTCACATCAGTTCTTCGAGGGAGGCCCATAGTCGCCTGTACGTCAGCTTTTGACATTCCCAGCGACAAGTTCATGGACTGCCGGTTGTAATCGATACGATTGTTGGCGCAGCCTGCGATGATGAGCAGCGCGGCAACGATGAGAATCTTGCGCATGGTTCCCCTCCCTGTTTGAAAGGGCCAGATTATCACCGATTCTCGGCCATCGCCTTCAGTGCAGCGCGCTCCATGATCTGGATCGCCTCCAGGTGGTCGCGTTGCTGCTTGCGCTTGACGCGGTTCATTCGAAACAGCGACTCAAGGGCCGAGTAGTCAAGCCCTGTCGGCCCATTCATACCCATGCGCCACTGGGTCTGCATCGAAAGGAAGATGTCGAACACCTGCCAGTTCTCTGGCCAGATTCCGAACCGCTCTTCCGGGAAGTCTTCGGGGCGAAGGCCGAAGCGGGCCATCTCTTCGGGGTCGGCGTCCTTCCTGAAAAGCCGCTCGACCGCCCCCTCTAGTTTCCCCGGCGGCCGTCCACCAGGGCGGTGATGTACGCGGAGAAGATGGCTTTCGGGGCCATGACGTAGTTCTTGCACAGCAGCTCAATGCTGGCGGCGCAGAATTCTTCTTCGAGATCCCACCCGGCGAGCATTTCGCCGAGCAGTTCGGGGTCGCTGATCTTCTTGTTCTTGATCAGCGCGTCGAGGCTGTCCTTGTCGCGGTGCTTGAACTCGAATACCGGCTTGGCGACCTGGCCATCAGGCAGCGGGATTTCTACCGGCGCCTTGAAGGTTGGATTCGGGGTCAGGGTGAATTTCACGCTCATGGATCGTCCCTATCTGGAAAGAGTAGGCCCGCCGAGTGACGGGCCTTGCTGCGTTAGGCGGCGTAGCGCATGGGCTCGGAAGTGAGCGACACGGTGCTCTGCAGGCCCATCAGCTCGTTCTTGGTGAGCGTCGGGGTCTTGTTGAGGGTCACGTAGCCGTTGTAGAAGATCGCGGAGCCGGAAGGCAGCACGACCGACACAGCACGCGGAATGCGGTCGTCGTTGGCATCGGACAGGATGCTGTACCAAGGCAGCTCGGCGTCGTCGCCAATGGTCATGGCGAAGCTGGACGCGCTCTTCACGGTCGGGATCTGGTGCTCGACATCCTCCTCGAGGAACGAGTAGGTGACGAACTGCTGCTCGCCGCCCGAAGTGGTGAACTCCAGAACCTGGGTGATCTGCTGCCAGGTGCTGACCTTGCGCACGGAGCCAGCACCGCCGCCGGCCGGATACAGGTTGGTCGAGGTGGTGTTGATACCCTCGAGCTGGAACGTATCAGCAGTCACGCCGGCAACGCGGGCGATGCGGCTGTTAAGGCGCGACCAGCCGGAGGTGACCTCGACGATATCGCCGTTGGCCAGGCCATGGCCTTCTGCGGTTGCAACAGCTGGGTTGGCGTTGGATACAGCGGTGACTGTGATCGGCGCGGCATACGCGGAAGCGATGGATACTACGGCGCCGTTGGGTAGGCTCACACTCATGGGTTTTTCCTCTGGGTATAAAAAAACCGCCTTTCGGCGGCTCTGGATTGCCCAACGGGCGGTTAAATCGTGTCGGCCCGGTAGGTGAAGCTCACCGGAACCATGAAATGCGTGTCGCCGTTGATCGGCAGGCCTTCACTGCAGGGGCTCGTGATTTGCATGGCGAAGCTGCCAGACGTGAGGCGATCGTTCAGCGGGAACAGCTCCGCGATGTCAGCGGCTAGCGTTTCCGCGTCTGTCGGCCCCTTGCCTTTCGGCACGAACACGCTGATCTGGCACACGCCGCTGTACTCGCGGTGCGCTCCGGCCAGGTCGGCGCTGTCGGTCGGCGCCTTGAGCAGGTTGAAGCGAAGGTACTGGCCGGCGGGAGGCGCGAATTGAACGTTTTCCCACGCAACCGGGATCGTGCGCGCAGTCGCGAAGGCGTTCAGCCTGCCCTGAAGCAGCGAACGAATCAGCTTATGAGACATGGTCACACCTTGTTCTTGGCGACGGCCACGGCGACCATCTTCTGCACCCTGGCGAAGTTGATACGAACCATTCCGGCGGGGGCTTGGGTGCTGCTGCCGTATTCAAGCGAGTAGATGTAGGGCAGGTTGTTGGTCAAAAACACCTCTTGACCTGCGCCCTCTGGCGTTTTCGCTTGAACCTCTGTCAGCGCCTGTGCGCCGCTCTTGTCGTCACGATCGATCTCGTTTGGCGTTGGCTGGCCTACCGATGTCTGCCAGTTACCGCGGGCACGACCGACATCGACCGGAGTCGATCGGATCACGCTGGAGAACAACTCAAGGGCTGCGGTACGAGCGATCCTGTCGTGCGCCTCCGCGGCCTTGACCGCAAACCGACGAACATCATCAGAGAACGACATCAGCGCCTCCCCTGGACCTCGTAGGCCAGCACTTCACCGGTCGGATTGAGCGTGGAGACGGCAACGACTGTCCACACCTGGCCGGCTGCGGTAATCGTCGTATCCAGCGTTGGCGGCCATTCGAGGCCAGCGGCGCCGAAGAAGATCTTCTTGTCGTCGCGCTTGATCATCGAGCCATCCGCGTACTGCGTGCCGGATGATTGCAGGCTGTAGTTGTCGAGAATGGCCTTGGTCGTCTGCGTGAGCGTCTGGCTGGGCGTCGTTTCGCCCGTCACCGGGTCATAGCCGCCGACCTGCTCAAGCGTAAGCGTAATCGTTTCGCCGATCTCCTCGACCACAGCCAGCGCCTCGGCAGCGCCTTGTAAAATCTCGTCGCGCAGTGACATATCAGCCCCTCACCAGCCTGACCTGGCCCTTGTTCGACCAGGGCTTAATGAGCGCCAGTGCGAACGACTCGGCGGCGGACAGCGCCTTGCTGCCCTCGCGGAACGTCTTGCTCGACTGAACCGGGCCGGCAGTCACACTCGTGCTGACAACCTCACGCTCCTGAGCGCCGTAGAGCCCGCCAAACGCCGCCAGCTGAGCGATTTCCGCCCCGGCCTGTACGACGGCATCCGGAACCTCGGAAAACGTCGCAGTCAGCCGCTCAGCGAGCCAGGTGTTAGCCATCAGCACCGCGCGGGCCTTCTTATCTTCGGCGGTCCAGTCGGACCCCAGCAGGCCGTCGACCTGCGCGATGGTGATGTACTCGGTCATTTACTCGGCCTCGGTCGGCTCTGGCTTGGTCTTGCGGGCGCGCGGCTTGGGCGCCTCGTCTTGCGGCTCGACTACCTCGCCAGGCGGCGCGAATCGAGCGTCGATGATCTTGAAGCCCTGAGCACGCAGCTCAGCCTTCCGTTCCGGCGTGACCGGATGGGGTTCGTACTTGATCTTCTGCTCGGACATTTCATCCTCCAGAGAAACGGGGCGAGCCGGAGCCCGCCCCTATCGGTTACTTGGAAGCGTCACCGATGGTGATCACGCCAGCCGAGGCCTTGATCGAGTTCGCTACCAGATCCCAGTTGGAACCGGTGGCCAGCTCGGCGTCGGTCGGAGACTTGCCACCGTTGGCGGTGTCCCAGGTGTAGCCCTTGAGGGCCAGACCGAAGGTGTAATCCGCCTGGAAGGTGGTCTCGATGCGCTGCTTGCCGTTGACGGTCTGGATGTTGGTGATGAGGTCGGAACCATCCATCACCATGCCAGCGCCATCAGCCAGGGACAGCACTCGCTGCTTGGCAGGAGCAGCCGGATCGGCGACCGCGGCCGAGTACAGCGCCGGGGAGTCGGTCACGATGACGGCTTTGCCGAGGATGTCGACGATCGTCACGTCACCAGCACGGAACAGCTGCTGCGCGTTGGTGAGGTTCTTCCCGATGAGGTCGTGGAAGGTCACGCCGTTCATTACCTGCGCAACCAGACGGCCGGAGGCGTCGCCGAACTTGGCGTGCGCGGCGTTGATGGCGGCATAGGTAACGCCGGCAGTAGCCGACACGTCGTTGGTCGCGGCGGCCTGGTTGCTGATAGCAGCGACCAGGGCGGCGATTACGGTGTTCAGCTGATCCGCCACGATTGCCTCGGACAGGTTGCGGCTGATGACTTCCAGCGCCTCTTCCGGGCTCTTCTGAATCCACGCGAGCTGCGACGGCTCCCACAGGATCGGACCAAAGCCGCCTGCCACCTTGACGGCGTCGTACTGCTTCTGCGCCAGGGCGGTGGATGCTTGGTTGCCGTTGCTGGTGTAGCGATCGACGCGGCGCTGGGCGCCATGCAGGCCGGCCCAGAAGGATTCTTGCAGGAAGTCGCCGTCGATGCCCTGCGTGGTCAGGCGGATGGCGCCGGCCGAGGCGGCGTTGAACTTCTCAACGTCCTGGGCCAGGGTTTCGATGGTGGCGTTCTTGAGGTATTCGTTGAATACCTTCATATCGGAAAGGGCCATTCGGGCCTCCTATCAGTTCTGTGCGGTTAGGGCCTTGATGGCTGCGAGGCGATCCTCTTTGCTGCCGCCAAAATTGCCCTTGGGTTTGGGTGGCTGACCGTTTCCGTTCGGAGCGCCGCCGCCGTTGGCACCGGAACTCTTAAGGATCGTGTCGCGATAGGGGTAAGCGTCGACGAGGGTTTCCAGCGCTTCATCGAAGTCGGCCAGCTCACCCGGGCGCGCACGACTGAAGATCTTGTTGCCGTTGGCGTCATAGGCGACGACCTTGCCGTCCTCGATCTTGAAGCGATTCCCGAAGGTGGCTTGCACCATGTCTGCCGGGACAGCCAGCTTCTCGGCGATCACCTTGGAGCGAGCAAAGCTGCCGCCGATCTTCTCGCCGTACAGTTGCTGCTCGAGGGTCTGCGCCTTGGTGTTGGCTTCGTCCAGCTGGGCCTGATAGCCCTTGGCGATTTCCTGCTTCACCTTCTCGACCTCGCCGGCATCCACCAGCTTCTTCGCGTCGAGATTTGCGACGATCTCCAGAGCCTTGCGGGCTGCCCCGGCGTCATCGATACCTTCGAAGGCCTTTGCGGTCTTCTCGGCGGTCTCAGCGCGCTCGCGGTGCTGCTTGGCTTCGGCGTTCAGTCGGGTGATGGTCGCCCGGGTGCCAACCGCATCGAAGGCAACCTCTTTGCCGTCGTCCTCAACGTAAACGGGCTTGCCGTCTTGGATTTCGGCGTACTGCTTGCCATCGACTTCTACGGTCTTCAGTTTCATCTCGTCTTTCTCCGGCCATCCGGCCATTGCGTTGAGCCATCCGGCCCGGTGGCGCCCCGTCCCATCCGAAACTGCGGGCATAAAAAAACCGCCATGCGGCGGTGTGTTTGGCTGGGCAGGGTTTATGCGGCCTCAAGCCCCAATGTCATTTGCAGCTGCTCGCGCCAGTGCTCAACCTGAGCAATGAGCCCAGGCTTGCACCAACGAAACTTGGCGAGCTCGCTGCCACTCAGGCTGGCGATATCGGTCGCATCGGACAGCGCCTTACAGGCCCGGTCGAACTGCTGCTTCTCGGTCAGCTCGCCGCGCAGCAAGGCGTCAATGTGCAGGTCGGCCCATACGGCAAATTCCAAGTCGAGCCAGCGGGCGAATGCAACACCCAGCTTTGGATGCAGCCAGGTGCCACCGTGATGGCGTCCACGCTGCGTTTCTAAAAGTGATCCTGGCTCACAATTAAGCGCGCCCGCCAGAACTGACAGGTATCTCTGTGTTTCATCCTGCTTGAGCCAGTCCACTGGCCGCTTGCCGAATCGCTTAGCCACATCTGTAGCATTGATCCATCCGTCGCTATTGAAGCGCACCGGCTGGCCTTGATAGTGAAACGGAACGACGTTGTTCATGTTCATGCCCTGCAATGAGCCCTGGAAATAGATCGACCGTAGAAACGCTCCAGGGAAAGCGCTTTCGGATGCCTCCTATCTACGGTCGTTTTTAGGCGCAGCGGGGCGGACGGATGAGCGAACATCCGCCTTTCGGCTGTACGGGCCTAGCTGCGTGTTGGTTTGCCTTTCGGCTGAAACGAAAAAGCCCCGCACGATGGCGAGGCTCTAGAAATGGAAAACCCGGCGCTTGGCCGGGTCTAAATACAACCTGCGTTGTTACGCTGGGCTTTTGTTAATGACCAACCTTCTGAACCCATCCACGCGCACGGTGACGACGGATTCAGGGGCTGCCTCGCTCAAGAGACGCTCTACAACTGGAGCGATTGCTGCGCTGTGCTCCCTATTGTCGGTCAGGTCGATCAGCGTATCGGCGCGGCGCGAGTCGCCCCATGCCACCAATACTCTCTCCGCAATCTCAGCGGCTTCATTGTTTATGTCAAAAGACATGCGTGGCTCCCTGCAAAACAAGTAGAGCTAAGCTAACACAACTCGCTCACCGCGCATGAAACACGAGGCGCACAGGTGCTGCTTGGTGCCGCCGCTGGCCTTGCCGTTCTTGTAGATGACCCCGACCTTTGTCTCGAACACCTCTCCACCTCCGCACCGATGGCAGCGCAGCAGGTGAGCCGCCTGGGGACGCTTCTGCATCACCTTGCGGGCCTTCTGGCGTGGTTCGTCGTCTTTGGCAGCGCCTTCGATGACGTGGAGGGTTGGCTTTCCGGTCATTGGGCCATCATAGCCCAGCCTTCTCGAAAGCGGCAGCGTCTCGCTTGCGCAGTTCGTCCAGGGTGTAGACCTTGCCCTTTGAGTCGGTGAACCGATCCACGGTCAGGCCTCCGCTACGGAACAGCTTGCCGCGTTCCGGGCCTAGTACCTCGTCCTGGAAAGCCGCCGGCTTGCTCTTGAGCCATTGCCCATAGCTGATGTCAGCAGCGACCTGCCCGTCCATGCTCGCCTGGGTGCCGGGGTCGATGTCGCTCTTGCTCAGACCCAGCGACGCCCATGCCGATTCGAGCACGGGAACGGACGTGCTTCGGCAGTTCCAGTGGCGCGGCGGCTGCGGCCCCTGCCCTATGGCGAACGTCTTGCCGGACAAAGAGGCGCACGTGATCGTGGTTCTCCCGTCGAGGGTCGCAAGGAACTGCCACTGCTTGACCAGGTGGTCGTTGGCCTCGAACAGCGCCTGCCTCGCGTAGTTGGCCGTGTGGTTCACTGCCGTACGGACAAGCGCCTCAGCGCCGCGGCGGTCGATCTCCAGCAAACCATCAGCGTAGCCATTGGTGCGCGTGCCACGCAGCCGGCGAACCATCTGACTGACCGTTTCGCCTTCCACGAACCCCATGCGGATTGCATCGCGGATTCGAGCGGCGCGTGCAGCCTCGATACCGGTCAGCGCTTCTGACAACAGCTTGCCCTGGAAGGGCCTGGCCATCGCCGCGGCGTAGACCTGATTGGCCGATATGGTGTTCAGCGCCAATTGCTCTGCTACCTGTGCAGGCAACACGCTCTGCAGCGCCCTGTGCTGATAGCTGCCTTCATATCCCGCAAGCTGCCGCAACTCTTCGTCGAGCTCAACACCTATCTGGCGATAGGCCTGGGCGTTCAGTCGCTGCACGTTGGACAGCAGCGAATCCAGCCGCTGTACCGTAAACGACTCCGGCGTCATCGACTCCAGCGCCACGAGCAGCTGCGCGAACAGATCCTCGTCTACCCGATTCAACAGCCCGATCATTCGCCGCACAACGCCGTTGCTGTAGCGCGTCAGGTCGATGGCGTGGGCGATCGCGAGATCTGCTAGCCGCTCGTTCGCCGTTGCCATCACATCGCTCCGAGGCTTGGCCCTTGCTGCTCGATTCGCTCGAGCTCGTCGGCCCAGCTGTATTCATCACTGATCACGCCACGGCGCTGCATCTCAGCGAACAGGGTCTCGCTGGACAGCTTGCCTTGTACCGCCATGTTGAGCAGCAGAGGCAGCGTTGTCTCCGGCGCGAAGTCCTGATCGAAGTTGCCGCGCATCTCGACCATGCCGCCATCGCCGAGGCCGAGATAATCGGACATCACCTGCAGCATCTGTGCGAGAGCATCAGCGAACTGGTTTGCCATACGAGCCAGCGGGGACAGTTCTTGCGCTGCCTCCTCGTTCGCCTGGGTCGCCGTCTTGGTCTGGTGCTTTTCTTTCTGCAGCAGCTTGGCGCCGGCCATCCGCATTTCTTCGATCAGGTCTTGCAGCGACTCCCGGCCAGCGTTGATAGCCGCTCCGGTGTGCTCGACGTACTTGGCATCGCCGTCTTTAGGCATGCGAGTCGCGCTGCCGGAGCTGATCACCAGCTCAAACTGTTCGTCGTCGGTGAAGGTGAACAGCAGCGGCACCCGGGCGACGTGCAGGAGGTTGTCCTGATCACTCTGGGACTGCCAGTGCTTGACGTTGAGGTGCGCCAGTTCGAGCAGCGGCGGCTTTGCCGTCAGGAAGCCCGTTCGGCCTGTGTAGAACGAGACCAGCGGCACGTAGCCGAGGCTGGTAGTGCCTTCGTCGTTCTGGACCCAAGCGCCGCCGTTGTCGGCCTTGCGATAGGTGCGCCAAATGCCAGGCTCAAGGACTCGCACCTGGGCGATCGACTTCACGCCGAACTCGCCGTCAGCCTCCTCGATCGACTCCATGTAGCGGAACTGTGCCAGCTTGCCGCCCTCAACACGCCAGCCAAGCACCTGCTCGGGGCGAATCAGCACGGCATAAGGGCGAACCCCTGCAGCGATCTCGTCTGCGCGAGTGCGGAGACCTTCGGCGCGCGGGTACTCAACCAGCACGTGACAGAGGCCATGGCTTAGCGCGTGGCGGAACAGGTCAACCGACCAGCTGTTGAGGTCGTTGCCGGCAAGGTCGATGTCCTCGCACAGCTCAGCCAGGCGCTCGGGCACGTCGTCGCCCAGCTGCAGCGGCTCAGCGAACACCCGAGAGGTCATGTTGTTGACCGTCTCAGCGTAGGCCGGCAGCAGCGTGGAGAGGCGCAGGCGCTCCTTGTAGGTCTCGTCCTCTTCGGCCGGGTACTGAGGCAGCAGAGCACGCCCGGCGGCCCGCATAGCCTTCGTGCCACCCATCAGCGGCGCAACGATGGCCCAATCCTCGCGCATGGCGTCCACGGCCGGGATTGTTTTGGACGGGTCGTTGCTCATGGTCACATCCGTAGAGGTTTGGTTTCAGTTACAGGCTTCTTGACCGGGAACAGGTGAGCCAGCGGATAGCCGGCCGCGTCGATTACGTGATCGATTCCGCTGGACTTGTCTGGCATTCCGTTCTTGTCGAACGCTTGCTGCTCTAGGCCATCCGTCAAATGCGGGCAGCGGTGCGTATTGACCTTCAGCCGGCGTTCACCCCGCCCATTCAGGATCAAGGCATTGACGGCGTTCACGCGGTCCATGATGGCTGGGTTCGTGCTGTTCACCCTCACAGCAAGGCCGGCCTGCCGAATGATGCTCAGGTCCGACTCGCTGGCGTTCTTGCTGCTGCTGTTCTGTCCGCTGGCGTCAGGAAAGATTGTCACGGCGTGTCCCCGGCGCTTGTAGCGTTCTAGGAACAGCTCGACCATCTGCGGCGTATCACGCCCGTCAGTGATCTCGTCCACGGCCACCGGCCAGCCATCGCGCATGACGTAGATCACGGCACTCATGTGCAAGCGGTTGAAGTCCATCCCGATCAGGGCTGGCTCACCCTCTTGCAGCGTGGCGTCGGAGTGATTCAGTACGCGGTCAAAGTCGGGGTAGACGCTGCCCGATGTCAGGTTCGTGAATCGCCCTTCGATATAGGCATCGATCAGGGCGGCCGGATAGCTGTCGCGCAGGGTCTGCACGTAGTCATCCGGCAGGAATGGGTTGCTGTACGTGGCAGCCTGGACCATCACGTAGCCAGGCTTAGGATTGCGGCCCCAGGTGTCGTAAACGAACCGGTAGCCTTCCGGCGTCGTGTAAGCCGAAACGCGGTTGAACGGCTCAGCAATGCCATCAGGCCGCTGCCGGTTCCGCGCGATGATCTTCTGCCAAGCGAGCTTTGCCTGATCCTTTTTGAGCGTGTCGATCTCGTCGACGTGCGCCCGGTACGACTCGTAGCCGATGATCCGCGCCGGGTTCTCCAGCGTACGCAGCACGAAGTCACCACACTGGCCGGAGCTGGTGTAGATGATGTTCTCTTGCTTGTTGTACTTGTAGCGGATGCCCAGCGAAGAAAGCTTCTCCTCCATCCGCGGCGCCAGGATCAGGCGGACCAGGTCATAGGTCGGCTCATACAGGGCAATCAGGGCAGACGACGACTCCAGGCCGTCACGGATCGCGCAATTGGCTAGCGTCTCCGTCTTGCCGGTACCAAACCCGCCCACGAATGCCGGGTACTTATCGCGCAGCTGGAAGAACCTAGCCTGCGGCTCCGTCATCTGAAGCCTTAGCGTCCGTCCTTCCACCTACCACCTCGATCTCGATTCGCGCGACAGGAGCCTGCTCCGGCGGGTTAGCCTTCAGCAGGTCGGAGCGCTTGACCTCAAGGTCGCCTATCCGCCCAAGCAAGCGATTGATAATGTCTTCGTAATCACGGCGTCTGCGCTGGGTTGATTCGCTTCGGTAGCCTTTCTGCGGCGTATCGTCGTCGGCGCCACTATCTGGCGCATTGAAGCTCACCGTATGCGAGTCAACATCTAGTCCGTCGCCGGCCTCAGCCTTTGCTTGAGCAATCAGAGCCCGCCGCAGCTGAAGCTTGGCAATCCTGATGTCATCGTCGAGGGAGCCAATGGCAATCTCGTCCCACAGATCCGCCTCATCAGCCTGGATAGCCGCCGAGTAGATGCCGTGCTTTCTTGCGTTCTGGTTTCCCGCTGGCGCACCGGTACTGGTTCCGCCGTGTTTTCGGCAGCGGCCATTCGGCATTGCGGGGGCTTTGCAAGGCTGGCCACTGCGGGTTTTAGCGCCGCACTGGGCCATAGCGACCTCGCAGGGTTATATGGGGTTGTTTCTCAATGTGGATGACTGCGATAGTGGCAAAGGGTCACCAACAACCAACAGGAGCACTAAATGAGCATCACCATTCGCCAATCGATGATCGACAGCACGAGTAACGCCTACTCCGCGCAGGACAAGCGCGCCTTTGCCGTTGCTGCTGCACTTGAAGTGATCGCAGCTCGCGCAACGGGCCAGTCCGGCAACGTGAATCTCTCTTATGAGTTCGAGCAACTTTCTCGCTACGCTGACCAGATTCAAGAGGCTCTAGCCGCTCGCTGATCTACCTTGCGCCGCCTGATCTCTGTACTAGCTGCAGACTGTGGCCATCCACTCCTCCACGATCCGCTGCAACACGGGCTCGGTCAGGATGCTGGATGGCTGCCTTCCGGCTATTACGTCGCGAAGGAGGCTGTGCGGTATCTGGTGCACTGCGTCAGACGCATCGACGATCACGTGCGGCTGCCTGTCGGTGATGTCTGCGAACTTGGCCAACTAGATCACGCCTCACGCCGAAGAATTCGGTCATGGAAGATCAGTTCCTCCGCGACCTCTCGCAGAGCCTTATGTGGGCGTCTCGTGGCTCGCCAGTACCTCTTGGCGAAATCGAGACCTCCCAGACAGCGGAGTGCAGCGCTGACTCGAAGTAGATGCATGCACCTTGGGAGGTCACCTTCCTTTTCTGCCTTGATCAGATGAGGAACGACCGGCCACGCAACCTGATAGGTCTGCTGCATATCAATTCACCTCAGTTTGAGTCCTTCCGTGCAGCCTTCCACTCTCGCCTCGCAGCCTTCCACGCCTCCATCCCCACCATCAGGCATACGCATGCTGTGAGGTAGAGGATGATCAGGATGGCGAGGGGGCGTTTCATATCGTCTCGACGCTCACGCCCTCGCCGAACCCGACGTAGTCTTCCCATCCGTCGATAAGGCCGTCGTATTCTTCACTCATTGCCAGTCACCTTCGGCTGCGACACCACCCGGGCGATAGCCATAGCCACGCCGAGGACCATGTTCACGCTGGCCCATGCGACGGGGTTGATGTGGCCCTCGAACGCTACCCATGCACCGGCTGCTGCGTTGAGCACTGCGGTGAGGATGGCGAGCTGCACACTGGTGAGACGCCAGCACTTGCGCCATTCGGGGATCAGGTTCATGACGTGACCGCTCGCAACAGGTGAGGCCCGACGATCTGCACCACGGAAATGATCGCGCCGGCAGCGCCGAGCCCATACATCACCTTCTTGCCCATCTCCCGAACGTTCACGTCCAGCGACTTGAGCAGTTCGGATTGCGTCTGAGCGATCAGCTCCAGGCGCCCTACCCGCATTGGTAGGTCTTCGTGGTGCCGGTCGAATCGATCAAGCCTGTGCTTGACGAGGTGCATGTCTTGCTCGAGAGCGCCGACCCGCTCGGGCACAGTGCGTCCGCCGTCGTGGTCGGTCATAGTGGAGTCTCGTTGGTGATTGGTCCGGCCTCACATGCGCGTGCGATCCGCCTATGAGCAAGGAGGCAGGCATGGGGCCGGAAGAGGTTGAAACTGGAATAGAGCCCGATTCCCCGCACGTCTGCGGGGCGATACCTGTACTCAGGTCGCGCAGTGTGCTGCGTGTGGCGCGTAGCCGATCGCAAGCAGGCCGGGGATTAGATGCGCTGTATTGGATGACGCGAGTATTAGCAGCGCTTGCCGTCGCACGGCGTGGTGTTTGATGGGCGCAGGATGGCGAGGCCTTCATCAGCCAGGTTCCGCCCGAAACGAAAAGCCCCGACCAGATTGCTCTGTGCCGGGGCCTCATTTTTACTGGTGCCGCCAAAAGGAATCGAACCCTTGGCATCCTGCTTACAAGGCAGGCGCTCTACCGACTGAGCTATAGCGGCTTGATTGGCTGGCGAGGCTGGATTCGAACCAACGACCACCCGGGTAACAGCCGGGGACACTACCGCTGTGCTACTCGCCAAGCGATGCTGCAATCCCTTCAGGCGAAGGAATCACAGCATGGATAAAGTGTGCCTCTAGCCGAACGGGAATGCAAGCGTTTTTCTCACGTATTCACGCCGCTTCTTTCCACTGGTACAGCAGGCCAGAAACCGGTGCCAGCGCGGCCTTGTCCATGTCGTTGCAGGCCTGGAAGAAGGCGTCGATGTGTGACTCCCACTCACGGGTCCAGTTCTCGCTGCACAGGCGCACGCCGTACTCGTCAAACAGCCAGGCGCGGAAGGTCTCAGGGGTCGGCAGCGGGTCAGGCGTCGAGCTCTGCCCGCCCTGATGCTGGCGGCGGTAACGGTAGAGCACGCCCTTGGCGACGTACTGCGCTTTCTCGCGCTTGGCTTCGGTCATGCGAGGCAGCTTGGCGGCGGCCATGGCGAACACCAGCTCCTCGGCAATCTCCCGGTGGTCGTCGTCGGCCAGTGGCGAGTACATCCAGTGCCCGAAGCATTGCAGGCTGGCCGGCAGCGTACCGATTACCGACTGCACCATTCCGCACAGCGCCTGGTCGAGCGCCACGTCGGTGCGGCGGTCCTTCTCGGTCTTCTGGACGCTGGCTCCTAGCTGGCCAACCTCCAAGGCATAGGCAGTAGTCGATTCACGGCGCTGGTACATGCTGTCATGCCAGAGTTGACGCGCGCTATTCATCTTCATGCTGCTGCTCCCCGTGCTGCTGCCGCATCGCGGCGAAAGAAGGTACCGCCGACGCAGTGAATGAGCGTCTGCTTGCCGTTGGCGTAGGTGATGTCGTGCGAGGCCATCCAGTTACTGAGGGCTCCGGCGTTGTAGCCCATGTTGAGCTTCGAGCTTGTGCCAACAGACCTGGCGCCATCGATGACCTGCGGGGCGTGACCGTGGCCCTTGACGACCTTTGCGCCTACGGTTGCGAATGCCTTGGTGCTGCCGCGTGCGCCGTTCGGGCCTTTGTCGCCGTGGTTGCTGTAGTCGATGCCGAAGCGAATGAACGGCTCATCTGGCTTGAGCCATTTCACCCGATCAGCCAACTTCATCAGCTTGTCCATCCAGTGCTTGAACGGGTCACAGTACGAGCCGTCGACAATGGCGCGCAGCATGACGGCCTTGGTCTCGTGGAAGACGAGCGTGTTCTCGATATCCAGAGCGTTCTCTGACTTCTCCAGCCACTGCCGGAAATGATCGTTGTGATTCGAGTTCACCATTACGGCCTGGTCGGCAAATGTCGCCAGGTAGTCAACGTGCCGGGCCGTTACCTTCAGCTCATGCATCACGCCAGACGTACCGTCCACGTGGCGCTTGAACTTGTCGAAGAATTTGTTGTGGTGGCTGGCCGAGCCGAAGTTCAGCACGTCATGCATCACCAGATACTTTGGCTTGATCAGCTCGGAAAGCTCTCTGGTTGCCTCAGTAACGACCGGATCAGCCATCTCAGCATGTACGTCACCCATCGTCAGCACTTCGGCACGCGGAGCCTTTTCAGGCCCTTTGACGGTGTACTTCATGTCGAGGTCGATGAAGCTGCCATCCTTCATCGGGCAGATGTGGCGAATATGGTTGCGCGGGCCGTCCACCTCGACGACTACCGCGCCGAGCGTATGGTGGAACTCCCCTTTCTTGCCGGCGTTGGTGTCGCTGTAGTTCTCCACAGTGCAGGCACCAGTCGTCATCACCAACTTGGCAGGGTCGCCCATGCGCGTTGCTACAGGCTCTACTGCAATCTTCGTGTGTCCCAGGATTGCCCAGTCCTGCCCCGATACGGTTAGCCAGCCTTGAAGTGGACTGACGGCCGTCGGCTGGATCTTGATATCAGCCAGCACTACCAGCCCCTTCGCCAGCTTCGTCCGCTCATGGGTGATGTACGGCATCAGGCGGGCATCCCACCAGTCGTCATCGGCCACTTCATCCCGGCGAGTCGGGTTCTTGTAGCGCATGGGGATCACGATCAGCCGGGCACCGCGCAGGGAGCAATAGAGCTGCAGTGTCTTGAGGAATGCCGAGTGCGCCTTGGTGGCGTTCACGGCTGCGGTGATGACGTAGGTCTCAGCCTTCCCTTCCAGCTCCGGCATATCGATGCCGCGCTTCTCGTTGTAGATGTGCCCGCATCCGGTGCAGCACAGGCGGCGATTGGTGCCGCGGTATGAGTGAAGTCGGCTGCCTGTGTTCAGGCACTTCGGACATGCGAGCATTAAGCGGCCTCCCCCGAGGTGTACTTCATGATGCGAACGCGTACTGCGCCGCCCTTTACTGTTTCGTCGCTCACGCTGAGCTGAGTCACGAACCGGTTGTCATCGATGCCAAGCGCATCCGCCAGGCCGTCACGGCCAGCCTTGAATGCGGCGAGCATGTTGTCGTCGTCCCGCTTGCGCCGGTCGGGCGGCAGGAACTCGATTGCGAGCAGTGCGCGGCCTTCCGGCATTACCAGCCCGGCTGCCTTACAAAGCAGATGGCAGTCGGCACGGTACTTCTTGGCGATCGGCGCCCTGGCTCGCCAGTGCTTGCGCGAGTTCGGGCTGAGTTCCTTCGGCGGCCATGGCAGCAGGACTTCGGTCATCTACTCCCCCTCGCCTTCGCTTCCAGCGCAGCGCGCACCATCTTGCGCAGCAGCGGGCTCATCCTCGACAGCTCGGCCGATACCCACTGGCGCCACTTCGGCAGACCCATTGGCTTGCAGCGCTCCCGCATCTTGTCCGCGATTGCGAGAGCAAGCGCTTCCGCATTGGCCTTTGCAGTCAGGCCTTCCGCTGTTAATCCACGCCTCGCCGCAGAGGATCTGGTCGTAGTGCAGTCCGTCATTTCCATTGCTGCCTATAACGTCGATTCGGCTGATCTTCATGCGCCCGCCTTCTGCTCAGCGCTGCGGCAGTCGATGGTGTTCTGCTGGCCAAATTGCGCTTCTTGCACATTGCCCAGGTGCGCGAGCAGCCGCTCCAGGTACCAGCGAGCCTTCTTCACGTCCTCGATGCCGTTCTTGGCCTCGTAGCGCCACAGGTACTTGATGATGTTCGCGGTGCAGGCCGCTTCGATGCCGCGCTTGTCCACGGTGGCCGCTTCGATGGCGTCGATGCACTCAACCGCGCCGCGGGTGTAATGAGTTGGGTTGATTGCGTCAGTCATTGCGGCTTCCTTGTGGCTCTGTTGTTTGCGATCAGGGGGGGCTGGCCGGGCGCAAGGTTCCACGCGAATGTCTCTTTGCATCCGGTGGCGCATTGGCGGGCGTTGTGGCTTGGCAGATTGCTCATGGGCTCGCCGCAGTCAGGGCAGGCGCGGCCGAGAGGTAGGTCGGTCACGCTGCCTTCCCCTTTGCGTCGATCAGCCCCATGCGGGCGAGTTGTGCGATGGTGTCCAGCACCGCCTTGCGCAGGATTTCCCGGCGCTCGTCGCGGCTGTACTTCTTGCCGTTGTCCAGTTCGTGGTGGCAGCTCTGGCAGATGGCTGCTGTGAGGCAGTCGTCTGTCTTCTGGCTCATGCCCTTTCCTTCGTTGATGTGTGCGGCCTGGACGCCATAGGCGCCGCAGAGCACGCAGTTTTCGATCTTGTGTACCGCTGAGAGCCACTTGCTTGAGCGGAATGGCTGGGAGCGCTGGCGAAGCATCAGGCGGCTTCCCCGAAATCGCGCTGGTAGCGCCACCCATAGCCGCCAGCCGTACTCTGGCGGCCCGAAATGCAGTCATGAATCGACGTAATCCCGGTCACGCGTCGCGCTTCCATACAGCTCGGGAACCGGGCCAGCACGTCACCAGTACGAAGGCAAAGCTGCTCGACCGGCTTTCTTGTCGCGCTGTTCATCCGCTCTACCGACGTCAGGGTTGATTTATTCAGCCCGGAGCGAACTGCATGCAGGTTGTTCTCGGCCTGGGTACACCACTCCAAGTTTTCGAGGCGGTTATTTTGCTTGTCGCCATCGATATGGTTGACGTGCAGTCGGGCCGGATCGATAGGCAAAAAGTTCTCCGCAACCAGTCGATGAACGGTATGCATGAGAACCTTGCCCTTGTAAGGGATCTTGACCGCTCGGTAGCCGTTGCTCATCAGAACCGGGCGAAGCAATCGGCCTGTCTTGTCGTTGCGAACCTGGCCAAGCGTGCTGACTGAGTAGTTGGCGGATACCTGCTTCCATGTTTCGATCATGCAGCTTCCCCCATCTCACGCTGCATCCGCTGATACTCGCTGTCCTCCGGGTGCGGCAGGTAGATGCCGTGCTCGGTAGCCCAGGCGTCGATGCAGGTCATGAAGGCGTGCATCTCACCCTTGTCGAGCTCGCTGGTGTGCTTGAGCTCGTAGCGGTCCGTGATCTCGCCGGTCTTAAGGTTGATGTCCTGGACCAGCTGCTCGCCGAGGAACGTCTGCTTCAGGTTGCGCTTCACGTTGTCCCGGTCCATAGGGGCGCCGGTTGCGAAGGTCGTCTTGCCCATGCTCACAAAGAAGCGGGCAATCTCCTCGCACCACTTGTGGAACAGCGCGTTCTGCGGGAGCGATCGACTGGCGCCGGCGATGGTCACCGTGCAGGGGAAGCCCTTGGCGCGGATGGCGGCGCTGACCTGGGAGAGCTCGCCGATATGCGAGACGCGGATCTTCTCAGCCATGACGGCGACCCTCCCGAATCCCCTGGCACTCAACGCAGCACACCGCCCAAGGCGCAGCGCGGCGGCGGGCCTGGGGAATCTCCACGCCGCACTCCTCGCATTCGTCGGAGCCCTGCCCCTGCAGCTTCTCGCGCACAGCAGCCACGCCGCTGATCTCTGCCATGACCTGATAGGCTGCAGCCTTGTCGCCGGCTTCGGGACAGGTGCGGCTCTGCTCCAGGGCTTCGGCCATTTCCATGTAATCGGTCACTTGGTGGCCTCCCCGTTCACTTTGTCAGCCCAGCGATAAACCTCTCTCTCGATGCCAGCCTGCTTAGCTGCAGGCCCGAGCAGCGACCATGAGAAGATCCCGAACGCGAAGGAGAAAAGAAGGGAACCAGTGAGCAGGCTCACCACTACAAACGACGCGGTGTGGACTGCGGCGGCAAGCCAGAAGTACAGGCCAAAGCGCGCACTCCGCTCGAATAGCGGCCACATGGCGTGGAGAGCCAGAACAACCTTTCTGTCTTCTGGCGGTAGCTCGATAGTCACTCTGCTCATCGCTTAGCCCCCAGCGCCCGGTGCTTCTGCCCGGCCGCATCGATTCGGATGTAGTCGTTACCGCGAGAGAGACAGATGCTCCCCGCTGCTGTGTTCTGGATTCGGTAGCCCTGGCGCTGGAGGAGCGCCGCTGCGTGCTGTTGGCGGGTCATGCGGCTTTCTCCTGTGCGCGCCATACCGCGGCACGCTGGGCAAATAGTCCGAGTGCGTGTTCGGCCGGGCTTTTGGTTCTGTGCTGCTCTGCCTTTGCGGCGTTGAGCGGGGCATGGATTTCGCGCTTGTACCGCTCTAGCTGTTCGCGCGACTGCATGCCCTGGATGACCTCGACCAGTACGTCGCCGAGCAGAGAACATGCAGGGCGCTCTCGGCGGTGGCCGGCGCGCAGATAGGCGGAATAGGTCTGGCTGTCGAGGTACTGGCGAACGATGTCGCCGAGCTCTGCAGTCGAATAGGCAACGTGATGGCCTTCCGGCTCGTAACTGACGACCCCGTGATAGAGCTCGCCGCCGAGGATCTCCATGTCACCGAAGCCGAACAGAACCGGGCATCCGGTCTTGAGCTCGACGTCGCGCGCCTTCTCTTTCTCGAGCTCGGACGGAGATGCTCCCTTGACCTCCAGGTACACACCTGCGGCCGGAATGAAGAAGTCAGGCACGTACCAACCGTGGCGAGTCGTGAATACCTCAGGCTCGTACACCCATCCGATCGACAGGGCATCCATGATCGAAGCCCAGCGCGTTTCCGAGTGGGAGCGCATTTCATAGCCACCGTGGCGAAAGATGGTCTGCTTGCTGCGCATCACCAGTCCTCCTTGCTTTCGGCTTCCGACCGGCAGTAATTCGCCAGCGGAACGAAGCGCGACTTGTCGCCCTGGAAAGCAGTCCGGACAGTGCCGACCTTCCCGTCGCGGTTCTTGCGAATCAGGATCTCGCCAATCCCGGCATCCGGTGTGTTCGGGTGATAAACCTCGTCCCGGTACACGAACATCACGATGTCGGCGTCCTGCTCGATGGCGCCGGACTCGCGCAGGTCGGACAGCACCGGGCGCTTATCGGGGCGCGACTCGCAGCCTCGGTTGAGCTGCGACAGGACCATCACCGGGCAGCCGATCTCACGAGCAAGCAGCTTGATCTGGCGCGACATGGCCGTTACGTCCTCGACGCGGTTGCCGCCCTCGCCTTCCACCAGGCCGAGGTAGTCGATGACGATCAACGCCATCCCGCCCATGCGGTGCTTCTGCCGGCGAGCGATGGCGCGAATTCGCGGCATGGTCATCACGGGAACATCGGACACGGTAATCGGCGCGTCACGCAGCTTCAGCGCTGCAGCGGCGAGCTCCATCGAGTACTCATGCGTGCAGGTGCCATCCTTGAGGCCTGGCAGCGGTATTCCGCCGACCGCGGCGAGCAGGCGATCCATGAGCTGTTCCTTGCTCATCTCCAGCGAGATGACGAGGACCGGCTTGCGCTGCTCTACGGCCACCTCGGCAGCAATATTCATGGCGAAGGTTGTCTTGCCCATTGCAGGGCGGCCGGCAACGACGATCATCTGGCCGGACTTCATGCCCTGAACGCTTCCATCCAGATCAGGGATGCCAGTCGACAGGCCATCGATCGTTACGCCGGCGACGCTGCGGTCGTGGCGCGCCTGCAGGATCTCGATATGGTTGGCCAGGATGTCGCCGACCAGCTGGCACTCTCCATCTGTGCCGGAGAGGTCGAGACCAAGCGCGAGCGCCTGAGCCTGGGCGATCTTGTCCTCGACGCTAGCCTGCTCGTGCGCCACTTGGGTGATTCGAGCTCCGGCGTCTGCGATCTGGCGAGCAATGGCACGGTCGCGAACAATTGCCGCGTAGGTCTTGGCGTTGGCAGCGCTCGGGGTGTTCTTCTGGATCTCGGCGGCATAGACCAGTGTCATCTGGTCGTTCGAAAGCGTTCCGCGGCGGTCGGCCAAGGTGATGATGTCGACCGGTTTGCCTTCGTCGTGCAGCGCGAGGATCAGGCGATACAGGTCAGCGTTCTCGGGATAGGCGAATGCGTCAGGGGCCAAGCCTTCCGATATGACGTCGATCAGGTGCGGCTGGATAAGCATGGCGCCGATGACGCCGTGCTCTGCCTCAAGGCTATGGAGCTCGATCATGCTTGCTCCTCCAGCTGACGGAACACGGCACGCGAGCAGATGATCTCCAGGCGCGGGGCAACGTTGGCGCCGCGGTAATAGACCTGGCTCAGACGGTTGGCCTTGTCGAAGATGGTCTTCCAGAACTGGCTGTTCTGATGGGTTTCTGCTTCGGTCCAGCGCTCAACGATCAAGCCGCGCAGAGTCTTGTCGGAGGCAACGGCGACCTTCGGCAGATTCGGGCAGACGCGCTGATACAGGTCGATGATCTTGTCGACAGGGACGCCAGCCTCGTTCACGGTTCCAGCCGCCTTGCGGTGAGCTCGTGCCAGCCAGTTGACCAGGAAGCGGCGCCAGTCTTTCTTAGGCTTGGCACCGGAAGCCCAAGCAGCGGCGCGGACAATCTCAGTCTCGACGTCAACCGGTGCGTAGGCTTTCGCCCATTTGGTAATCAGGTCAGAGCTGACCTGGAAGTCCTCGCCATCGAACGAAACCCCGGAATCTTTCTCGACCTGGGTGGGCTCGCCCCCTTGGGGGGCAGTAATCTGTTCCGAAGGAACAGTTACTAGGGGTTCTTTCTTTGTATAAAGAAGGGAAGTTGCCGTTTTGGTCTCACTCGCATCAGAAACCAGTGAGACGATTTGGGCTGAGTGAGACGATTTGGTCTCACTGAGACGTGCTTTCTTCTCTTCGTAGAAGGTCCATTCTTTCGATGGGGAAACACCAAGCTCACCGCGGCTACCACCGACACGGAAGATGATCCGACGCTCTAGCAGATGGCTGATCGCCTTCGATACGACGTCACGGCGCATGTTGGTCAGCTTGCCGATCTCGTCAGCAGAGAGACGCTTGCTCTCGACGTTGTAACCGATGGTCTGGCGGGCGATAGCCATCACGACGCGGAACTCACGGGCTGGCAGATCGACTGCAGCCAGAGCCTCCATGATGCTGTTGTCCATCCGGGTGAACCCCCGTTGGGTGTTGCCAATCTGAATAACGTTTGTCATGATTCGTCCTGTGTGTTGTTGCTGTTGAAGAGCCCGGTCTGAACCACCGGGCTTTTTGTTGCCCTGAATTTGGGTACTGGATAAAAAAACAGCACATCCATAACCCTGTCGTTTCTTTACCGCTTGGCCTAATCTGGAACCCATGGAAACCACTGACATGGACGTTCAAATGACTAGGCCGGGAATCTATGAATCAGGAAGCCTCTTGCCAGGGGAAGTCGGGGCAGAGGTCGCGGCGGTTAACAGCGCCACCGGTAGCACGCTCGATCTGGATGGCACGCTCGGCAGTGATGCCGCGCTGGCCGGAGATCAAACGGGAGAGGTAGGTGGGCTTGACGCCGAGGCGGGCAGCGAGCTTTTGCTTCTCGCCGCGAGGCAGACTATTGGCGTAAGTGGCGAGGTCCATGCGCATTTACCTGCGGGTACATTTACCACGCAGTTTACCTCACAGAACCGGCAGGTCAAGGTAATTTCCCGCGAGGAAAATGCCGGCTTTAATAGCGGCATGGACATCTCTGAAATTCGCAAACACCGGGTCGCCCAGCTCATTGATCAGCGCTTCAATGGGGTTGCTGCCGACTTCGCCGCAGCCATCAGCCGGACGCCTTCGTACGTCTCCCGCATGCTGTCCTCGAACAAGCACAGCAGGGGCATTGGCGAGACCATGGCGCGCTGGATTGAGCAGGAGCTTGAGCTAGAGCCAGGCTTTGTAGATCGCCCGCTAGACGCAGCCGAGCGCCCTCCTGTAAAGCAAGCCGAGCTGCCGTACGAGCTTGAGCCGGTGGGCGTATGGGATGACGAAACCCCGCTAGAGGATGGCGAGGTTGAGCTGCCCTTCCTGAAAGAGGTTGAGCTGTCCGCAGGAAGCGGCAGAACGGCCATTCACGAGGCGGGATCAAGGAAGATGCGCTTCGGTGCCAGGACGATGCGTGCGCGTGGCGTAGAGCCTGCCAACGCGGTTTGCGTGACGGTTACTGGCAACTCCATGGAGCCGGTACTGCGCGACGGCGCCACCGTGAGCATCGACCGCGGTACCACACGCATTCACGACGGCGACATGTACGCGATCGACCACGACGGCCAGCTGCGCGTTAAGCAGCTGTACCGCCTGCCAGGCGGCGGTATTCGCCTGCGCAGCTTCAATCGCGACGAGCATCCCGACGAGGAATACAGCCTCGAGCAAATCGAACGCCACAAGATCCGCGTCCTCGGCCGGGTCTGGTGGGGCGCCATGTTTTTTTGAGGGCCTCTTCCGGGCCTTCCATCTCGCGTCAACCCTGCCATCATCGACGAACGGTCGACATATCTAATCTTTGGTTCAATTCTGGTGCGGTGCCATCATCCGGCACCCTGCCCCTGCGCCGATAAAGAAAACAAATCGATGCACGGATTGGCTCATAGATTTATTTGCCAGCCCTGATAGCCGAATGCCACTACCCTGTTGCGTTTTGTAAAGGACGCAAGGGCAAAGGAGTTTTTTGATGGATTGTTCGACGTGCACCAACCGGTGCGAAAGCATGTTGTCCCGCCAGGATCTTGAGCGCAGCGGAGTTGACCAGGCGAACATAAGGAAGATGCGGCTGGCGAAACACATGACCCGCCCAGCCATGCCCTTTGATGCAGAGGTGTTGCTGGATTGCGAGGATAAACGGCTGCGGCCAGGCGAGGCCTTCATCATCGACATAGGCGGCGCTCTGCGCTTTGCGTTCGCCGCGCTGCTGCCGAGCGGCGGCATGAACCTGCAAGCGGCGTACGATCTGACGCATTCCGAGATGGTGGACGCCTGCGCCGCAGGTAAAGCACTGGTAATCGGCCGGGCTTTCCGCGTGGACTGGCTCACAGGCTGATACCCAATCAGAAAAAAGAACCTGCTTCGGCAGGTTTTTTGTGCCTGAAATTTGACTTTCGAGACAGGGAGTTACCTCAATGGCAGGTAAACTTTTCCATAAATATTTACCTCACCCGCTTGACGTATGTTTTCCGCGTGGTAAATTTACCTCAACGCAACACACAACGCCGGACACGCCGGCTAGGACGAGAGGGACCGAAACCTTCTCCCAGCCCCCGACAAGGGGACCGACTGGCGACTGGACAGGAAGTCCGACGACGTTCTTTAGAAACGGAAGAATCACTGAAGCGCCTTCGACGAGAGGGCGCTTTGGGATGACAACCGAGACAAGGAGATCCACATGGACACGATCCAGGTAGACGGATGGCTCGGCCGGCTCGGTCAGGGCCTCGCGCCGCGGCAGCTGGAAGCAACCCTTTGGGCGTGCGCAGACAAGACAGCGAAAGAGATAGCTCGCTGCATGGGCTGCGCGCCGGCGACAGTCGTCAAGCAGCTCGACGATGCCCGTTTCAAGCTGGGCAACCAGCGCACAACACGCGGCCTCTGCCTTGAAGCCATGCGCCGGGGAATCATCGCTCCCCTGGTGCTGGCGTTATTGGTAGGCGCCGAGCACAACCCGCAGGTTCGCCCGATTCGCCGGCCAGACGCTCCCCGCTCTCAGACAGTAGCGCGGGCTCAGCGGATGGATGAGGCGCAGTGGGCGGCTTAACAGGAGGGAATAGAGATGGAAATCAGCGATCACGATGTGGCTTTTGCTCGGCGCCAGATTGGCCGGCAGCTCACCGACTTGCGCAACTGCGACGACCGAGAGGGCGTTGATGTGCTAGGGCCGCGCTGCCTTGGCTTTATCAGTGCGCTGGCAGTGGTCGGCGTCATCACCCAGAAAGAACACATGCGGATCAGCGCCCTGGCGGACAACGCCTGGGAACACGCAGCCAAAGACACAAGGAGATAGCCATGGAATGCGATTTCGATACCCTCACCGACTTCTTCAGCGCCGAGCAAGGTCCTGCCCTTGTTCACGGTGCCGCGCCCTTCACTCCGCTGGAGTGGCGCGAGACGGTCAGGATGGTATGCCGCGATGGCCGCGCGCTGCCCGCTCTGGCCCATCGCTACCACGCCTGGCGCGAGGCATCGGCCTGCGGCTGCACTAGCCGGTACTGCACCCTGCATCGGAAAGCCGCGTAATGCGGCGCTTCACTAAGCCGATGCGGGGCTGCCGGATCTTCTCCAGCGACAAGCACATGACCCTGCCAGCCGGAGAGCTGGTTGGGTGGTGCGAGAAGGTCGACGGGAACGTCTGCATATTCAAGCCGCCGTGCTCGCTTGAGCTGGACAGGTTCATCTGGCTGCACAAGGACGGACCGAATCCTTGGTTCGAGTATGCCGCCTAACCCCACCCCCGCATCTTGGCTACAGGCTGCAGCGGGCACCCATCAGCACATAGGAGGACAGGCCATGCTAACCGGCCCCGAAGTCCTGATCCTCTGCGCCTTCCTCGCAGCGCTGTACATGTGGGATTGGTGGAGAAGGAATTGGAAAGGCTGAACCCCGCCTGAACCAGCCAGGCCAGACCCCCAGGTCTGCGATAACCGTACGGCGCGCGGTGCTGGTAGCGCCATGACCATCAGCTGGAGCCGATCCGGCGTCACGGAAGACAACTCCTGCCTAGCGCCTGCCGGGAATCGGTAGCAGGCATTCATTCCCCCGCCCATCCGGGCACACCCACTCAATCGAAACGCTGCGCAGGACGCGGCTTGGAGAGCTTATGTCTGAATTCCTCAGTCTCGCCCTTGACGACTACACGCTTGCAAATCCAAAGCCGCATCAAAGTTCTCTGCATCCGGAGCAAAACAAGTTCCATGTCGGAAATGGGACTGACGGGAAGCATTACTGGCTCACTCCGCCGTACCTGATGGAAAGCCTTAATGCTGAGTTTCATTTTGACTTTGACCCTTGCCCATACCCGAAGCCTGACGATTTCGACGGACTGACATGCGAGTGGGGCTCGTCAAGCTATGTGAATCCACCCTTCGGCTCAATCATTCACCAAGGCAAGAAAAAAGGGCCAACGGCCTGGGCTCGAAAGGCCATTGAGGAGCATCAGAAAGGCAAGCGTGTGGTGCTTGTTTACCCGATCGACAAGTGGGTTTTGATGCTAATTGGCGCGGGCGCTCAGGTGAGGAATCTAGGCGACGTGAAGTGGTGCGCCACAGAAGACGGCTCACAAGGCAAAGGGACTGGCCGCCACGTTGCCGCATTCATCCTAGAGCCAAGCAAGGCCTGACAACCAATCAGCCCATCCGGGCAACCGAGGTATCCACCATGAAGCACTACGGACCCACAGGGCGCCGCGAACAGCCGTGCCCGGATGACAGCGTTTCCGCGAGGATTCCACGATGAAATTCGAGATCGACCTAGATGAATACCTCCTCTCTGTTGAGGTAACCCACTGCCAAGTTGCTGAGCCGGACTATCGGTGCCGTGACAGCGCTGACGATTACTACGGATACAGAGAACTGGAATTCACGATCACCAGCGGTTCTGTCTTTGACGAAGACGGAAACGAAACGGAGCTGGATCTGAATGGTTGCGCAGCGGTTGCCGATGAGCACGCGGAGCGGATCGAAGATCGGCTGTGGAACATGATCGACGCCAAGCGGGAGGCAGCATGAAGCCTGAAGAAACCATCAAGCAGCACTTCCGCCTGATGCGCCAAGCCAGCTCGCAGGCGTTCGCCGACTACCACGCAAACGTCCTGTACGGCTACATCCTTGGGATTCGCGAGACTGGCCAGATCAGTGCGGCGATGTTCTGCAGGCTCCACGGCATTATCCAGAAAGCCTGGGGAAAGAAAGTGGATCGCATCTATGGATTCAGGAGGGCGGCATGAGCAAGGAAGTGAAGCGTTTTTACATCATGCCTGGCTCTGTACCGGCGCTACTGAGCGGTGACCCTGCGTACACGCCAATGACGAACCGCTTGACTGATGTTCACACGGTCCCGTTGGTGCTGGCCTCCGACTACGACGCCCTTCTCGCTGAGCGGGATGCGCTGAAACAGCTACTGGCCGAGACGCGCACCTCAATGATCGAGGCAATCCATTGGGAGGATTTGACTCCAGCGAGAAAGCGCATCGAAACAGCCCTGCAAGGAGAGCAGCCATGACCGCCTACGTCCTCAAGGAGCTGGCCGGCGCCCTAGGCATCACTGTAGCCGGATCGCTTATCGGAACTCTCGCCTACGTGGCGCTATTGGGGGGTGTGTGATGGCTAGCCAATACCAACGCGCCAAGCGCATCTGGTTCTGGAAATTCTACGGCTACGGCCTGGCAGTATTCTCGCTGCTGGCTGTGATTAGCGGACTGGCAGGGAAGGTGACGGGATGAAAGAGATCGACTGGTCAAGGGCGCCGGAAGATGCAACGCATTGGCATGACGAATATGACTGCTACGCAGCTTGCTGGGTTAAGGAGCAGGAAGGGCAGCGTTACTACGCACGCGCAGATAGCGAGTGGATAACATGGAATAAAGATCGTAATCCTCTCCCGATTGACAAGTGCATACCTCGCCCCGCGGCGCAGCCAGCATGGTCCGGCGAAGGCCTGCCGCCAGTTGGGGCGGTGTGTGAGTACCAGAGGAATGACGTCTCTTACCGGCAAGAATGGGTAAGGGTCACTCCAAAGTACTTCGGAAAGGAAATGGTTGTTCTTGAGCACTCTGCCAGTGGCGAAGAGTACGTTGAGCAGGCCGCTAGCTGCGTATTCCGCCCCACCCGCACGCCAGAGCAGATCGCTGCCGAGGAACTGAAGGCTGCAATCGACGAAATGTCAGAAGTCACCCAAGGGGCACACGATTGGCTGCAAGCCTTCCAGAAGCTCCACTTGGCCGGCTACCGCAAGGTGACCCCATGAACCGAACCCAATCCCTCCCCTACGACGACACCCCCACAGGCCACTCATTCGCAGCGGCGTGGTGGACCCTTACCGGGTTCGGCGTGCTGGCTGGCGTGCTGCTGATCGGCCTGGCTGGCGAGGTGGCGATCTACAAACTTTTCGGAGGTTGAGCATGAACGCTCCAGTCGAGGCGATCACGCCAGGCTACTACCGCGACCTCAGCAACGAGGCCTACCACGGCGGGCCAGGCGTTTCGAAGTCGCAGCTTGACCTGATCCACAAGAGCCCCGCGCTGTACCAGTGGAGCAAGGCCGCTCCAGAGGACGAGGAGAAGAAGTCGGCGCTAAACATCGGCGACGCAGTGCACGCCATCCTGCTTGAGCCGCACAGGTTTGCTGAGCAGTACGCCATCGGGCCGGCCGACGCGCCGCGCAACACCAAGGCCGGCAAAGAAAAATGGGAGGAGTTCGAGGCCGGGCTGAATGGCCAGACTGTCCTAACCGCCGACGAAGGCCGGAAGGTGATGCTGATCCGCGAGAGCGTGATGGCCCATCCGCACGCACGCTGGCTGGTTGAGGCCGAGGGCGATGCAGAGGCCAGCATCTACTGGAAAGAGCAGACGACGGGCCTACTCGCTCGCTGCCGGCCGGACAAGACCATCACTTCGCTCGGCTGGATCGCCGATGTGAAGACGACTGGCGACATGGAGAAGTTTGCCCGCTCCGTCTACGAGTACCGCTATCACGTGCAGGACCCCTTCTACTGCGACGGCTACGCAGCGCACTTCGGCGAGCAGCCGGCCGCATTTGTCTTCCTGGTCGTCAGCACAAGCATCGAGTGCGGGAAGTACCCGGTGCGCCTTTTCACACTCGACCACGAAGCCAAGTCGATCGGTCGAGACACCTACATCGAGGACATGGCCACCTACGCCGACTGCATCCGCACCGGTGAATGGTCTGGCGTGGAAACCCTCTCGCTGCCCTACTGGGCCAAGGATCGAAGATGAGCACTGAGAACGTCGCACCCTTCTCGCAGAAGGACATGCAGCAAGCCACCGGCCAGCAGGTCAAGCCACGTAGCCCAGCCGACAGCCTGGCCGCAATGCTTGCCAGCCCGAAGATGAAGGCGCAATTCGCCGCGGCGCTGCCAAAGCACATGACGGCCGATCGTATGGCGCGGATCGTCACTACCGAGATCAGGAAGACCCCGGCACTGGTCAAGTGCGATCAGCACAGCTTTCTAGGCTCAGTCATCCAGTGCGCCCAGCTGGGCCTGGAGCCGGGCAACTCTCTCGGTCACGCCTACCTGCTGCCCTACGGGAACCAGGTGCAGCTGATCATCGGCTATCGCGGCATGATCGACCTGGCACGCCGATCCGGGCAGATCGTGAGCCTGTCGGCGCGCACCGTGCGCGAACACGACGAGTTCGATTATCAGCTTGGCCTGCACGAAGACCTGACGCACAAGCCGTTCGAAGGCGAGCACGCCGGCGAGATCACCCACGTCTATGCGGTTGCTCGACTACAGGGCGGCGGCGTCCAGTTTGAGGTGATGAGCAAGGCCCAAGTCGAGGCCGTCCGCGCACAGAGCAAGGCCGGCAAGTCTGGCCCGTGGGTCAGCCACTGGGAGGAAATGGCGAAGAAGACGGTCATCCGCCGACTCTTCAAGTACCTGCCAGTGTCGGTCGAGATTCAGCGCGCCGTCACCCTGGACGAGGCCGCAGAGGCTGGGCTGCCGCAGGGCAACGAGTACGTGTTCGATGGAGATTTCGAGGTGCTTGGCGATGAACCAGCCGCTGAATGAATTTCCAGAACAGACCTGCACAAAATGCGGCGAGTCATGGCCGGCAGATACTGAGTTCTTCTTCGCCGACAAAGGTAAGGCAAGAGGCCTGAGCCACACCTGCAAGGCGTGCTTCGAAGAGCTTCCGAGCGTCAGGGCGAAGCGCGCGAAAGTACAGCGCGCCCCACTCCGATCTCCTTGGGAAAACCTGTTTCCTGACCACCGCGAAAGCGCATAACCCGGGCGCCCAGCGCGCCCTCCTCCCCGGTACACACCCATGCTCATAGACAACCATGCCATAGCGCAGGGCGAGGCTCTGCGCGCGCAAATTGACGCGGCCACGGCTGCATTCCTGAACGCTGGCGGAAAGATCCAGCTGCTGCCCGACAGCATCGGCAAGCCGATAGAGATCAAGCCTGCCGTCTTCAACAACGCCGGAAACGCGGAGGCGGACCAGCGCAGCCGCAAGCGTGGCGCCCGAAACTCCGCCATCTCCAATGGCCTACCGCTGCGCAAGCGCGGTACTCCGCAGGCCAAGCAGAACGACGTGCTGCGCGAGGTGTGGCCGTGAGATTCCCCGACGTGCTCGACGCCATCCGCCACGCGGCGTACCGAGCTGAACTGACTGGCAAGCCGTGGGGCGTCTACGCGCTAGCCCAATACATCGCCGCTCCGCTTGGTGACCTGAGCGAGGCGGCACTGCTGGAGGTGTGCCAGCCATGAAACGCAACCTACCCCACGCCAGGCTCAACAAACTGAGCCGGGCCATTGTCCGCCAGTTCCGCGTCGCAGTCGTGAACATGGCCCCAGAAGGCCGGCAGGGACTGGTCGACTGGAAGACCTGCCGCAGCATCGCGCCGAGCCGGCAGATCGCCGAGGCCATCTGCGACATAGCCCATAGCTGGGTCATCTACCTGGCCGCGTTCTGCGTCGACCAGAAGGGCGAGCAGTACATCAAGGCCAGCGAGATCGCGCCGCAGGGCATTTACCGATCCGACAGCCTGGCCGGCGTGCTAGAGGAGCATTACCGAGCGCTGGTGAAAAGCTGCAACCCGAACCACCTGGTCGGCTCCGGCTGGATAGCCATGCCTGGCGGCACGTCGCTGGACGAGGCGCAGGCCGCGCGGATCTTCGAGGCGTGCGGGGCTTGGCAGGTGCGCGAGGTGGCAGCATGACAGCAGTAGCCAAACACCTAGACGGCGAGCTGGTAGAGGACGTTTCGGAGTTCTTCGCCCCAATGTCTGCAGATCTGGTAGACGGCCTAATCGGCCAATACAACGCAGCACGCAGCAACATCGAGGCGCTGGCCGAGGCCGTGCGCGACGGCCAGAACGCATTAGCCCTGCACTACTTCGTCGAAGGCAACGTGCGAGAGCAGCGGCACAGCATGCCGACCACGGTTGAAGCGCTGTTCCGCGTCGAGGGCGCCATTGCTCAGCTGAACGCGGACTTTTGGAGCCGCGCGCTGCGCATGACGGATGTGATGGACTACATGCCGCAGAAGCGCCGCGAAGAGTGGCACGAGCAGATCCGCAACCCGGAAGGACGCAAGGCAAGCAAGTACAGCGGCGAGACAGAGCTGCCGCCGCTTCCTGAGTTCGAGGAAGCCACGGTGCGGTCGACGCTTACCAGCCTGCTGCACAGCCGCTCACAATTCCTGGCTGAGCGTGTCGACGGCATCTTCCGGGCGCTGAGCCGGCAGCACGTGACCAACCAGCCGCAAGGCTTCGGCAAGCGCATGATCATCCAGGGCGTGTTCAGCTACGGGACGGCCGGGCACATCAACGACCTGCGCTGCGTGATCGCCAAGTTCATGGGGCGCGACGAGCCAAAGCATGGCTCTACCGATCCCGTCATCAAGGCGGCGAGTCGGCAAAATGGCCAGTGGATGTCGGTTGACGGCGGAGCGCTGAGGATTCGCGTCTACGGTGGCGTGGCCACGGCTCACCTTGAAGTTCACCCGGACATGGCGTGGCGGCTCAACGCTATCCTGGCGAACCTGCACCCGACAGCTATACCAGCCGAGCTGAGAACAAAGCCGAAGCGCACCAAGAAGCTCAAGGACTTCGAGCTGTTCGACAGGCCGCTGCCGTTTGCCGTGGTTGACCTGCTCGCCGGGATGCGCCAAGTCAGCGAAAAGCTGGACGGCTGGCCAGAGCGCTACAAGGACGTGCCGAACGCGATGCGCTTCGACTATGGCCAGCACGACAAGGCCGCAATGGCAGAAGCGGAAAAGGTTCTGCAGGCGCTCGGCGCTACTAAGGTCAGCCACTACTGGCAGTTCGATTACAACCCGGTCGAGGTGCTGGACGCCGTAGTGTGCTCTGGCTGCATCCCTGACCAGAAGTCTCACCAGTTCTACCCGACCCCGGAGGGTATCGCGCTGGCGGCGGTTGAGCTGGCTCAGATCGAACCGCGCCACGGCGTGCTTGAGCCGAGCGCAGGCCAGGGTGGCATTGCCGATCATCTGCCACAGCTGCAAACGACCTGCGTCGAGATCAGCCCTCTGCATTGCGAGATCCTGCGCGCCAAGGGGCACAGCGTCATCGAGGCCGACTTCCTGAAGTGGGCGCCAAGCCAGTCCAAGGCAGACCGCATCGTGATGAACCCGCCATTCAGCGAAGGTCGCTGGCTGGCACACCTAGAGGCAGCCGCAGCCCTGCTCAAACCGGACGGGCGTCTTGTGGCAATCCTGCCGGCCAGCGCCAAAGGCAAGGAGCTGCTGCCGGGATTCACGCACAACTATTCACGCATCTACGACAACGAGTTCGCCGGCACGAGCACTGCCGTTGTGATCCTGACTGCTACCCACAAATGAACGCACCCATCTTCTGCCGCACGGACGGCAAGCGGATCGGCCAATGCGCCTGCTTCCGCTGCCGCCCACCGGAGGCCCCATGCGACCCAAGACCCAAATCTGGCTGCACAAGCCGACCAACACCCGCCACTACATCGCCGGAAGTAACGGCGCCGCGTTCCTGATGCAGGCGCTGAGCGGCTTCCGATGGGCACCCGAGGCGGAACTCTGCAATCACGATATCTGGAGCAAGGTATGACCAAGCATGATTTGAACGCTGTAGGAAGCATCGGCGCTGAGCTGGGGGCTGCGAAGGCTGAGGTGGAGCGGCTGCTCGTATTGCTGCGTGACGTGAATGATGTTTTCGATGGCCAGCACCCCGCCCCAGGCTTGGTAATCGACCGCGTTCGAAACACGCTATCCCAGCAGGCCGATCATGTTCGTGACGCCGCGCAAATGATTGTGCCCTCTGAGATTCTTAAGGCTATCGCATGGGGCGACCGAGACGATGCAGCGGAGGCCATAGGAAGCCTTCGCTGCCTACTTGCTGACCCTGAAGGTGAAGACGAAATAGCATTCCCGGATAGCCCGGAGCCAACCGACACCTACACCGCCGTCGACATGGCCACAGCCGCAGCGCAGGCGTTCAGGGATGGGCAGGCGGCAGTAGAGCCAGCCCCGGCGCAGGATGAGCGGGAGGCGGTGGAGCGGTTCAGCCCGACGACCAGCGTGCCGCATTGCGGGCGCGCCTCTGAGGTTGAGGCGTATATGACCGATGATGACGACGGGGAGTATATGACCGTCGCCCAGCACGAACGCATCGTGGCGTCACTCACCCGCTCCGCGCAGACCGCGCCGCAAGGCAAGTTCCGTATGGGCGACCTCGTGAAGAAGTCCACCGGCAGCGAGTGGGAAGGCCGCGTGGTTGGCTGGTACTCCACCGAGCAGACCAAGGAAGGCTACGCAGTCGAGAGCAGCGCGCATCGCAACAGCGTGCAGATTTACCCGGCTAAGGCACTGGAGGCAGTCGAATGAGCAAGGTATTGGATTCAGACGGGCGCATCTATGAGGCCACGCAGAAGGTATCGCCGGGCGCAGCAAAAGCATATGAGCAGGCGTGCCAGCCCGCAGAGGCGGAAGGGGTCGGCAAGTGGAGCGAGCTGAAGAAGCTGGCTGAGAAGGCAACACCGGGGCCGTGGTGGGTAGACAGCCACGGACACCGGGTCAGCACTGAAGACGGGATGCAAACCGTGTTCATCGCGGCGGACAAGATGGGGCCGGCAACTCGCCACCCGGAAACCGGAAACCTATCGCACTGGCCGAACGACTGGGACGCCTCCTACATTGTCAACGCAAGCCCTGACAAAGTCCTCGAACTGATCGCCGCCCTGTCAGCCGTGACCGCCGAGCGGGATAGGCTGCGCAAGGACCGAGACGACTGCGTAGAGGCCTGCGTGCACTATGCCGGAAAACTCGGCGAGGTCATGGCCGAGCGGGACCAGATTCGCGCTGAGCTCGATGAGCTGCGAAAGGACGCCGAGCGGTTCCGCCACATCGAACGGGACTGCGACAGCGGCATGAGAGGGATATACGGCGACGACTGGGTGGAAGTCATCGATGGCTATATCGCCGAGTACGCCGCCATGGCTGCGAAGGAGGCGTGAATGGGTCGCCTAGAGCTACTAGCTCGCCGATTCAAGCAGCGCTTCCGCGGCGCAACCTACTGCACCATCGAAAACCGCAGCACACATCAATTCTCCGTCACCGGCCGCCAGTCATTCGTGGTGCTGCTCCGCTGCGAGAAGTGCGGCCAGCTGGCCACATGGGACCCGATCACAGGCTTGACGGCCTAACCCCCTAACCCCACCCAAACACACAGCCTGCCGGCGAGAGTCGGCGGGGAGGAAATTCTGCATGTCCGAAAGAACCTACCCGTACAAAGCATGGGTGCTTATGCCTTCTTTCAAACCAGTCGAGGTCGAGCTGGTAAGCAACTACGGCTTGTATTACGACGAGACGGCGAAAGGAAAGATCTACCACATTAAGTACAGCCTTTACCCGACCAAAGCGGCTGCCATCGCAGCAGGCCGCAAGAAGATCGAAGAGCAGCAGGCCGACATCGCCAAACGCCTGGAGCGAATCAACAAGCGAATCGCAGCACTGGATAAGGCAGAGCGCTCCGCCTAACCCCACACGCAGCAGGAGATAGACATGCACACAGACAAGGCGATAGCAGAGTTCGAGGCGTGGTGGGACAGGCAGCCTCACCGCGAGCAGTTCGAGGATTTGAAGCTGCAGTTCCGCAACGTGGCGGTGGCGTTCTACCAGAAGGGGCGGGAGGACGTGGTGATTGAGCTGCCACACCGAGAATCGATGATGGCTTGCCCGAACACGAGCGAAGAATTCGACAGCGGGTATGGCGTGGCGGTCAAACACTGCCGTGCCGCCATCGAAGCAGCCGGCGTAACGGTGAGGGGGTGAGAGATGGGCGCACGAGAGAAACCGCAGCCAATAGAAGGCCTGCCGGTCGACAAGGTGTACGAAAGGAAGTTGGCCGAACTGATCGGCACGACGCCGAAGGCCCTGGAAAGGAAGCGCCAGCGCGGGGTGTTGCCGCACGGCGTATGGGAGAAGGTTGACGGCTGTATCATGTACAGCCTGGAGAGGTACAACGAATGGGCAGAAAAGCAGTGGGGCTCCCCCAGGGCGTCGAAATCGCCGGAAGCTCCGTCCGCATCCGATTCACATGGAAGAAAGAGCGACGCTGCGAAACGCTCCCCTATCCTCAGACGCCCAAGGGATTTGCAGCAGCAGCAGGTTTACGTGCTCAGGTAACCCAGCTGATCAAGCTCGGCATGCTCACGGACGACAAGTATGCCGAGCTGTTCCCGAACTCCCGCTACACCCTCGCCCGCATCACGCCGACCTTCGGCAACTTCACGCAGACATGGCTCGACAGCAAGCACATCGGCTTTCACACCCGGCGCAACTACCTGCGCGTGCTCAACAAGTACTGGATGCCGCATTGGGCGGACCGGAGGCTGGACGAGATCTATCCGTCTGACGTGCGCGGGCTGATGAGCCGGCAGGACTGGAACTCCATCACCGACCGCAACGCCGCGGTGCAGGCAGCCAAGGCCATCTTCGCCGCCGCGGTGCTGGACGGCAGCATCGCGGAGAACCCGATGCGCTCGGTTGAACGGGCTCGTGCTCCTGAGCGAGACATCGACCCGTTCACTCCGGCCGAGCGTGACGCGATCCTGGCCGACCTCTACGCGCACCAGACTGGCGCTAGGCTGACCTATGCGTCGTTCTTCAAGCTGGCCTTCTACACCGGCATGCGTACTGGCGAGCAGCTGTCCTTGCGCTGGGCTGACGTTCACCTGCCAGACCGATCGATTCGCGTGCGCGCCACCTTGGAAAAGGGCGAGGTGCGCGAGAACACCAAGACCAAGCGCGTGCGCAAGGTGCTTCTGGTCGACCAGGCTGTCGAGGCGCTGCGGGAGATGCAGCAGCTCACCGGAGACGGTGAGTTTGTATTCGCGCCAACCAGCGGCAAGGATGGGCACATCACCAACGTCGTGAGCACCGCCTATCATCTGAAGCAGAGCATGAAGCGGCTGGGCATTCGTCCGCGCCGGCAGTACGATACCCGGCACACCTATGCGACCGTCTGCCTGTCCGCTGGGATGGCGCCGGCCTTCATCGCGCAGCAGCTCGGCAACAGCATCCAGACGCTGCTCAAGCACTACGCGAAATGGATCAACTCGAGCGCCGATTGGGCAGAACTGGACAAGCTGAAAACGCCGAATCGGTACGAAATTGGTACGGCAAGCCAAAGCGAAGCGATGGAGCCCGCACAGCAGTAG